TACTTTTCCCCGCTTCGCCCCCTTCTTTCATCTGCCCTACCATTTCTTTCAGTTTGGGGTTCAGTTCATCTAACCCCGCGCTTGCATCTTTTATCCCGCTTACAAGAGCTTCTTTCATAAACTCTTTTTTCTCTTTTGGTATGTCCATCTCGTCAATAGCAGACATTTGTTTCCCACGAAAATCTTCTAAAGCAGCCTGCTCGGTAAGCATTTTTTTATGCATACCAAAGAGATCATACGTTGTTATTTTATGCCCGCTCTCTTCGCTTGCTTTCATGGTTATGGATATTTCATCTCTTAGTTTTTTTATCTTTGCCTGGTAATCCTGCATTACCATTTCATCTTCGCCACCGGCGAAGTTTTGTACTTTTGAAATTTGTCCTGGAGTTAATCCCTCCACAAATCCCGGTTCTTGGGTTAATTGTTGCATGGGTGCGGTTACCCTGTTTGGGATTTGTTCTAGGGTTTGGAAGAATTGATCGCTTCCTTCAATCATTGGTAGGATCCGTGCCCGTACAGATAATGCTAATTCGCTTTCGGCTGCTGTTGTCATATCGTAATTCTCTTAATATTTTTAAGTGCTTCTTTAAATTTCTCGTTTGTTTCTTTATCATAGTTTGGGTTCAGCGCCCGTGCTCTTGCTGTCCCCTCGATAAATTTATCCGGAAACTTCTCACGATAATTCTTAATGATGTAATCAAGATAATCGTCCATCATTTGGCTTTCGGTCGCGGTTAGGTAACGTTCATCATTACTGCTGTAATTGTAATGCTTTTTCCACCAGCGTTTTATGGTTACCCGGTCTTCTATTTCCCGCGCAAAATCTTCACTTAATAGTTGTCCTCGTTCGTCAAGATTTATTAGGCTTCGGTAGTGACTGACTTTTTTTTTACTCCATCAAGCTTTGCATCTAACTCTATAACGATCTTTCTTAAAAATTCTTCCTTCTGTGAATAGAAATCATATCCATACGGTTTAACACACATTACCTTTAAGAATGCAAGCTGCTGTAAGTTTTTCTTTTCATTGATCACGCTGATGAGTTTTACATAAAACTTTTGGTCACGAACCATCGCTTCAAATACTTCATCCTTCTTCCCCTCAGCTTCTTTTCTGCCAGGTAACTTATCGAGTTTGTCATAGTATGCACTATACTCGCGGCTTATCAAATTTTCAAGATCTAAAAGGTTATTAAGTCCGCCCAACAAATCCCCCATTACGTTTCGTATTTGCCTGCTTTCTATCGCGGTGGGTTCTGCGTAAAACTCAAATGTTTTATCTTCTACTTCAAAAGATACTTTCTCTCTGCTGTCCATTACTTCCTCTAAAATATTCCCACCCCTTGCTTTTACACAAGAGGCGGGAGGTTATGGGAATTATTTAATTATGCCTTTTTAGCCGGGTAAGCTGTCCCGCCTGCATGTTTTTCTACCCATTCTAGGCCGTTTAATCTTATGCGGTAAACGAGTGAAACATTCCTTATGTATTGGCTTTGTGCATTCCAATTGCCCGATTGTCCGGCAATTTTCACACCTTCAAATGCGTCAACAATTAGTCCTGCTAACGCGGGATCTTCATGGTCGGCAATTTGTACAATCCCACTTAATTCATTTTTTGCCCAAGCTTTTATGCCTGCCGTGGTTGGCAATGAATCGTTAAGGTGCATATAGAAGAACGTTTGAATTGTTATCTGTCCGATTGGCTGTCTTCCGGTAACAATCTCAAGCGAATTTCGTTGCCCCCATTCCGGTAGATCTGTTTGCTGGAATGTCTCGTTCCAACTCATACCTGACCCTCTCGCAACAATATTGTTTGTCCCGTCAAGGATAGAACAAACAAGTTGGCTGCCCGACATAGCTTTATAATAATACTCGCGGTCCGTTACTTCCCCAACTATAATTCTAGGTGATAAAATTTCTCCAAATGGCATTTTAGTAATTCCTTATTTTATGCGTCAACTAATATTTTTAATTTAAACCCTACAAAATCCGTTGAATCAACTGGATTGATTTGCGGTTCTGTTATCACGGCATTTCCTTCGCGGTAAGCTGCCATAATCTTCCATGCCGGTCCGGCATCAGAATCTTCAAGGAATCCATCGTCCTTAAATTTCTTTAAGATTCTTCCACCCTGGACAGAAGCTACACTTGGCCCATATCCATCGGCTCCTACACCTTGTTCCATTTCGTTCTTGTAGCCTTCGTAAACAAAGTCAACAATTTGCCGTTGCTGAATTAAGTAAGACTTCTTATCGTCCGTATTCCAAATAGTGGCTTGGTTCTGATAGGTGTTTATTCCTTGAATAATGTAATACCCGTTCTTACCCGTACCGATTAACAACACGCCGTTTGCAAGGTATCCGGCTGTTACGGTTTCTTTGTTAAATTCTCCGAAAGTCTTTTCAACGCTCTGTGCGTCAACCGCATCATTTGTAAGATTACGTTTAACCGAATTTGCGCTCATCAGTCCAGCTGTAAATGGGGCGAAACTTAAATAAGCTGCTTTGCCGTCTATTCCCATTCCGGCAAGGATACAATCATCACTATTCAATACTTTTGCTCTATTTTTAGGATGTGCTACATTATCTGCGGCAAGAAGAATATCTCCTCTAGCGCAGCCAAGGATAAGCTGTAATGATTTACCTGCAGCTCGTTCTGTTACGGCAAGGGTTTTATAAACTGCCTGCACCGCTGCAGAGCTAGAGACAACATTAATTAATCTTACTCGCTGTTTGGTATAATTCGTCATTTCTTCAAACAATTGCGGCGCTAAACCTGCCAAAAGATCAAAATCTCCTCCGCCGGTTTCTGTCGCTGCCGGGCTTGTCCCTTTTGTGGCGCTGGTAATATTCTGCAAATAAACTTTTGCTAAAGTAGTTGGTTTTATCCCAGTGTAAGTTTTTCTATCTGCGGTCAAGATATTTCCTCCGTTAATCCAATTTATTACATCGGGAACGGTTGCAGTTGCGCTAAATGTTTTAGTAGCTTGTTTATCGGTATCTTCAACAAATAAACGCGCGTATGCTGAAGTTGCAAAAGCCGCTGTTGGGTTTATGCTTAGTTCAACCAGGTTATTTACCGTATCAATACTTACAATAGTTACACTATCCGGTGCACTTGTAATTGCATTGCTGTAAACTTTTACGGCCATACCAGCTGCAAGTCCCTCAACATCTCCAAGACTAATAAATGGAGATGATGTGCTTGCGTTTGCCGTTAAAAACTTCGTCAACTTAGGCGGAATAACAGTTAGCGTTAATAAGCTCGTATCGGTTGACATCGTTAATGAAATGTCGTTTCCCGCCGCTCCGTAAAAGTTATCTCTCGGGTAAACATCAAAACTTGCGGCTGGTGCGCCTGAATTGTCCAATATCGTTGCAAGAGCATTTGTTAAACTCGCTGCATTAATACAATAGACAGCTCCTGCTCCTCCTTTTTTAGCGTACTCAAACGCTCTCGAAATATCACTTACTCCGTAATATTCCTTCACGGTGTTTAACGATGCATAGGGTAAAATTACCTGATACCCTTTCTTTCCTGTTGCATTATATGGTACTCCCTTTTTCGCTCCCGCTACAATTAGCAGTGTGTTAAAAATCGGGACTGCCGTACTGCCTAAATTCACAACTTCAGTTGTACCGTAAACACCCGGTACGGTAAAGGTTTTTCCTTCTAATGTCATTGGCATGGCTAATTCTCCTAAATTAAGTTAGTTTATCAATTTTATTATATGTTAACATTCATGTAAATATTTCTCATCCTAAAAACATCCTTTGAATAATCCTTGTTAAAAGTTCGTGAATCAATATCCTTCCCGGCTAAGATCGCTTTCTCTACATTTCTTTCCCCGCAATTGTATGCGGCGGTTATCGCACGGCTAAACCAGTATTCACCAAGTTTCTCCTTGTGCTCTTTCAAAGCATTCATTTTACCGGTAAGCACTTCTACTGCCTTATTTACGCTCGCTTGTATGTCTAACCACTTACCGGCGGCAATAAACTCCGGAAATGATCTAATATCAATCTGCCAAAAACTAAATCCGTGGTAGATCCCGTTATTGAAATCCCCTTTCATGCGTTTTGAAATCTCATTTAACCCCAAACCTTGGTTAACATATCGAATAATTAAAAAACCGGTTTCCCTTGCCGCAATTGCTCCAAGCCAATCTTCGGTAAAAATAGTCCCGGCAATAGCTTTGCTTATATATGGTCCCAAATTCTTTTTTACCCACAACAGCAAATCACTCTCTGTTCTAATATGCTCGGGTTTAACTTCTACAACATTTGCAAAGGCAAAACCCCAGGTTATTTTACCTACCACTCCATCGGCAATAAGCCCGTTGGCTGCCTGGTATTTTTTTGTTGCTTCATTTAGTTTATCACCAAATACGCCGTCTATTTCTTGCGTAAAATAGCCCTTCTGCACAAGAAACTTTTGCCAGGTTTTAACTTCTTCGTCTGTTGACCAAAGTTTTAAAGTTTTTGTAAAATCTTTTCCCATTGCTCTACCGTATTTTCTGTTTTTACTTTTGGATTAAGTATTAAATAATGCTCTAATCTCGTCTTCGCCCAACTAGGGAGTTTTTTCAAATGAATGAAAGTATTGATATTTATTTCAACAACTTCCTCTTTTGATTGTCCTTCAGCTATGCTAACGGTTTCTTCATCGTTTATTTTTTTTGCCATTATATCACCTTCATATCGGTTATATGTTGATTAATTTCATCGTAGTTAATTTCTGTTTTGTTCTCAATCAATAAATTGAATATCATTGTTGTGCCCACTACATTTGCGCCGTGGAATGAAGGATTATAATAATCTCCCTCTATCGTAACCTGGCAATCGGTCGCTCCCAATTTTTTTGCCATTATTTTTAAAAATGGTTTGCGCCCTCTCAAAATATTTGTAATTAAATCCCGTCTATCCGGTCCGCTTATGGTTATGTACGTTGCTCTAATCACATCCGTATCCATATCACCTAGAATAACACTTCGTCCGTGCGCTGATAATATGTTCCCCCAATAGTTCTGATAGTTGGCACCATTCACCCGTTCAACCATAAACTGATCACCCTTTGGTTCGCCCATTGTAAATTGCTTTACAACCTCAACATCCTTACTTAATTGTATTTTGTTCCCGGCTTTATTCTTTAACCCGTCCAACATTTTTTTTAATGTTTTTGCTACAATATCTTTCCCGTCATGTATTTCTACAAGTACATCCGCATTAGGTGTTGTATGCGCTGAAATTGTTGCCGAATATTCTCCCGTGGTCTCATCTCTTATCACACCCTTATAATAATACACTAATCCATTTACAACTTCATAAACCCCCATCCCTTCCGATCCGTTTTGTATTTTGTCAAACACAAATAAACCATTGTAAACAAAGGTTGAAAGGTCGGCGATGTGAGCAAAATAATCGGCAATTTCTTCCGGAGTAACATCGGTTTGCGATCTTTGAAAGATGTAAACTTTATAATTCGTTGGTAATACCGTTGGCAAACCCCAAAAGACATCGAGCTCGCTGCCTAATTGATGCGGAGTAACTTCAAGGGTCGTTAATGGTGTAATCATGTTGATGTTTATACTAAGAGAAATACTTTGTTAAATACAGCCGTTATTTAAGGGAAAGTTTTCTCTCCGAAGGGTTGAATTTTAAAGATTGTTTAAAATAGAAAACCCCTCTCCTTTTTAAGGAGAGGGGTAAGGGGTGAGGTTAAGAGGTTATCTCGATACTCTTCAGCATCTTCTCTATTAACATGTTGGGGGTGGTGTGAAGTTTTTCTGACAACTCAATCAGTTTCTTTTCTACCGGAATAGAAAATTCAAAGTTCTCATAAAAGTAGTGGTTGTAAATCTCTCTAAACTCCTCAAAAACATTCGCAAGAGTTAAGGGTAGTAATGTTGTGCCAAGGTCATTTATCCCTTGTTCGTTGGTGAGGCTGATGCATCTTACAACAGCTTCCAATACTTGAAGTTTATCGGAAAGTAACCAACCGTATGATTGGTCGGGCTTCTTGCGATGCAAGAATAGTGGGTTTTGGGATGTGGACATAGGAACTCCTGAATTTTTAGACAGAAAAGATGCCAAGACTTGTCTATATCTCCAGGAGATACCCGCTCTCTCACGAAAAGCGGAGTCTTGGCTATTATTAATTCGCTTGTACTCTTTAAAATAAGAATACCGCAATTACGGAGCGGGTTTACCGCCTGGATTATTAGACGGCGGAAAACTACTACCTTTCTCTGAATTATCCAAATCGTACTTCTTTTATTTTGTAATCGGTTTTTGCTTGTTTCCTCCGGTTTTCTTCTGCCCACAGTGGTTGCAAGTTCGTGTAATGGCAAAGTTTAATCAATTGCTTCTCGGTTTTTGCCAAAGCTAGTGGTTTTTTGTGATCAATATGCCATTCACCGTAATTTTCCCAACTCATGCCAAAGATAAACTGCGATTCTATATGCCGCATTACTGTTTCAAAGTCTGCACCAAGCAATTCTTCGGTCTTACATGGTTTGTTTAAGCCCATTCTATTAAAAGCATACCAGATTCTTTTCCTTAAATAACATTTTGTTTTGAATGATGGATCAATTAATTTTCTGCGTTTTTTATATTCCCTCCGATGTGTTCTAATTCTATCTTTATTCGTAAATGAATATACAGCCTTATATTTTCTAATTTCTTCTATGTTATCAAAACGGTATTTTGTTTTTTTCGCTTTTATTTCTTCTTTGTGTTCAAGCCTATACTGTTTACCTTGTTCTTCTAATTCTTGTTTATGTTCTACTTTGTATAATGCGTTTTGCTTGTTTCTCTTGTCTCTGTGTTCGGAGTGATATTCTGCATAGTATTCCTTTTGTTTTTGTTTGTCTTTATATGGCATCACAAACTCCAATAATAACAGAACCCTTGCTCAAACGTGTGCTTACAACGGAATTCTTTTGAGGGAAAACGTTCACATCTGTAACAAGGGTTCTTAATTTCATTTTGCTAAATTCCTTTTGTAAGCGCTCGAAATATATTAAATGTTACTTTACAAAGCAAACTGTATATTAACATTTAAACCAAATTCTTTAAAAATAAAAATCCCGCCGGGAAGCGGGATTTTCTAGAACTTATTCAAAGGAGCTTTATTACGGGGGTAATTAAGCATCTCAAACTTATGATTTTTTTAAGTGTTTGTAAAGGACATAATGGTGGCACTCAAATCTTTTTGCGCTGCATCCGCCAACATTTGCATAACCGGCTGTTCAATTCTTTCTTTGGTCTCTTTTAAGATAAACATTCCGCTTAATCCCGGATGAATCCATCCTTGACTATTTTCAGACATAATCCGAAAGGTAAAATATGCGCTTGAGTTCCTCATGTTCTCCGTCTGGTTGTGCGGCTTAAAAATAAACTTACCGAAATTAAACCTATTCACATTAGGATTGGTTTGGAATCTCATCATTCCTTCATAAATATTACTTTTATGTGCCGGGGATGTTACCTTAAACTTTTCGCCGGTTGTTTTATCAGTTAGCGTATATTCCGTCGGTTCTGATCTAAGCAACAGCTGTCCCGTGTTCTTAATTTTGTCTCCCCATGCATACATTGTCCGTTGTACCCGCTCCGGATTATTTCTCCTCATTAATTCTGCATCCGCTAAATTTCGCGCTCCTCTTATGCTTCCTTCGTTGTACATTTTAACCGCTACAGAATGCCGTAAATTTTTTGCACCGGTTCTCGTTTCGTCCAAAGAATATTTTACCTTCCCCATAATTACCTCGCGCTGGTAAACCGGCGCTTTGTCGTAAACTTCTTTAGGCATACTCCGCATTGAGGTTGTCCCTGGTGTACCGTGCTGAAAAGGGATTACCAAATACCTTTTACCGTCTTTCCCTATCCGTACCTTTGGCGAAGTATCAAGCGCCTTCTTCATATCGAATGCTTCGAATCCTTCTTCAAGAGCTTTTGCATGTGGGCTGGTGTGGATGATCTTATAATGAAGGTTATCACTCTGGTAAGGGTATTTCGCGCCCGAGACTATTCCGTTTGCATATTCCCCCTGGGAGTGTTTGAACTTGCTTGCTGCAACATTTAACCATGTCTGTACCGCTAGATCACCGGCGGCTTCAACTGCCTGCGGTAATTCCGCTTCCTTCCCAAGTCGTTGTTCAATATGATTTATCAGCTCATAGAGTTTTGAATAATCAATATCATAAACAATTTGGTAATTCATGTCGCATCTTTAAAATTAACTTATAAGTTAACTTATGTAGTAAGGAGAAGGGGACTTATTGCTCCCTTTTATTAAACTTTTTCCCGAACGCTTTTATTGTCGATTTTTTCTCGCCGTTATTCCCTTCAGCAATATTCTTTGTCGGGTTGATAACTTGTTCTAAATCGCTTTCTTCACCGTTCATGTTGTTGAACTTATTCCCGAACTGTTCTTGATATTTCTGTTCCCCTTCCGGTGTCAAGTTCATATTCTCATCAATCAATCCATGCATCTTCAACATGCCAAGTCCAACAAAATCTTGTTCCGGATCGATGTCTCGTTCTATTCCTTGTTCGGAAAAATTTAAAAATAATTTTATCTTTTCGCTTGTGGGTAACTCTTGCAAGTTTTCTCCGCCTTGACCCGGTTGATCGGATTCGGAGGATGGGAATTCTGTTTCGAGGGATTTTATTAATTTTTTCATTTGGTATTTTAAATGTAAGGATTTTCCCATTTGTTTCAAACCAAATTTTTTAAATTCATCGTGGATATCCGGGTGAAGTATTTTCTCCTGTCCGTCATTTTTTACATAAAATAATTTCGCCCCTTCCCCCAAAGGCGCGCTGTTATCATATACCCTAAAATTATCAAAGCTATCTTTCAACTGAAAAAATGCTTTGTGTGTAGGATAATCCTCAAACAACTTTTTATACAGATCAGCGCCTATGCTTCTACCCCCTCTTTCACCTCTAACTTTGTCGCGTTCTATTCCTTTCTCAATAGGTAGATGAATAAACTCAGCGTTTGCTTGGAAGGTGTCGCTATTCACCATATAAAGAAGATCGTTTAAGTTTTCCGTCCCTTTCATAGTAACATCATAAATTACATCCTTCTTTTCGCGTATTGCCTCACGAACCAAATGCTTTGCAATATTCGAACTCTCCTCATGCAGCTCCCACGGCTTCTTATTAACTTGTTCTTTTGTAATTCCTCTTTCCTCAGCAATCATATATTTTATACTATCCGGATCTATCAAAACCTTATTCTTGTAAAACTCTCCTCCTAACGTGCTGCTCTTCCCGCTCCCTGGCAAACCCCCTGTAACCCATAATTGCCCCACCCCTTCTCCGGCTTTATTAAATAGTTGTTTCTTAATTGTATTGAATTCCGGCACCGCTTCAGCGGCGATTTTTAATCCCAAGCTCATTTCCGTTTCTCTTAACGGATTCGGTTTCTTTGCGCATTCATCAAATGCTTTCGCATATTCACCGGTTGCAAACTGCAACTCCTTCGGCAATGGATCGTTTTCACCTTTGCTTATTTTTACTCTTGTAAAGAAATTTTCCTTATCCTTTACATCATCAATCCCTTTATCAAATTCATTAACAGTTATCTCATATCCTTTTTTCTTCAATTGAGAAATTACTGCCTTTGCCTTGGCTATACTTTTTACCTCAACCGCGCCAATTAATGCCGAGTAAATTTCCGGCTTATCAGCCTTTGTTGCACCCCTCTTTATTTCCTTAAACAACGTATCCGCTTTTTTAATGATACGGTCTCTCACACTAAAGTTTATATCTTCTGCATCAGCAGCATTTTCAAGATCTCCGAAAAACCAATCTTTTTGTCCGTTTGCAATATTTGCATAATTATCAGCCTTCTTTTGCCAATCGTTGTAATTTCGCATCTTCTCTAAGTTTCTAGCATGTTTGGCGTTCTCTTCCGCTTTTTGGATCTCAACCGGCTTTGACGCAATTTTACTTTTTTGTTCTGTAGATATCACAATGTTTTTATCAGCAAATTTGAAATTTATTCCATCTTCCTTTTGTATAACTGCTTGGTTTTTCGGAATTGGAATAAGTGAATCAAATCCATTTGCTTCCTTTACAAACAACGAGTAATTCCCTTCGCTGTTCTCGTTAACTAACTGCAAAGCCCCCTCACCCAATAAATTCCCCTCGTTATCCTGCAACAATACGCTGTTCCCAATTTTATCCTGTAATAGATCAAACGCGTTTGTTGGGCTAATTATTTTCCCACCGGTTTTATTCTCTTCTTTTGCAGTTTGGTTCGCCTTTAGCGAATTGTCATTTGTGTTTTGCTTGTTCACAAGTTTCCAATGCGCCCCTTTCCCAGAGCTGTCCCGCGTTAATTTCAATGTTCCACCGCGTCCTTCTTTCGTTTGTCCTTCCTTAGCGTATGGTTGCGCTCCAAACATTGATATTTGCTTACCAAAGGCTTTAAATAAATTTTTGAAGATACTTTTGGTCGCGGGTTTATTAGTTCTTTCCGCTTCTCGTTGTTTTTTATAGTACTCTGACCGTTCAAGGAAATATTTTTTCTCTACTTCACTAAGTCTGTAAGTCCCTTTTTCTTTACCTGTGTATCTAAGAATGTCATCATAATTTATATCGTCCATTAAATTATTAGATTGCGTTTTAGACGGCTTTTTATCAAGAACAAAATCATTGCTTTTCGCCATCTCGTCTAAAGCTTCTCTTTTTGTTTTATATGGACCTGACTTTGTATTCCTATACCAACTATGATGAACAAATTTTGTATCAAGTATTTTATCGTTACTTACTTCTTCTGCCTTTATTGGTTCCGCATTATTAGTCGCTTTAAACGTTTCTCCTTGTTTTTCCAAATAAACCCATCCATCATCTTCTTTTGGTTCTTGCCCCAATAACTTGTTTGCGTAATCTTCCCCAACATAGTTTTTTAATTCTGAATCATTAGTAAGTTTTCCCCTCGAAATTATTTTATCGTTTTTACCGATTATTAAAACTTTGCTCTTTTTGCCATAGCCATATTCATCCACTAACTCCGGGTAATCCTTCAACACTTCCGGCGGTACGGGCTTGCCTTCGGATAGGGCTTGTAGAACACTGTTTTTATGTATTTTATATGTAGAAAATTTATCTGGCAATAATGATATTACTCCCCTCCTAAAATCTTCATCTTTTAGCCCTAAGCCATCACTGTCCAACGCTGCGAAAGTCAGAATATCGTTATTTAACAGACTATCCTTTTGAGTCACGTCAAGTCCTCTTATAATAACGGTTCCGTTGTGCGAAAGTTCGTATAAATCATAAGGGACGGATACTTCTCTATATTTTTTAATATGTATCTGTTTTAAAAATTCACTCCTTGTTGTTTCCCAAGGCTCTTTTTTAACCGGCTCTTCCTTCTTTATTCCCTTAATCGTAATTTTTGCTTTCTTCCCCTTTGGTTTCTTAATTTCCTCAAACTTAACATCTTCCGCTTGGAAACGTTTATGATAATCTTCTTTTCTTGTTCGTGAATCACTTGGTAATAAAATATCATCTGCAGAAGGTCTTGCTAATTTTGGCGGCACAACCTCATAATCGCTCATCAAATTAATTATCTGATCTTTCTCCCCTTTCAATTTAGCAAGTCTTTTCTTTGCTTCGTTATAAACATCTTTATTGCTATCGTAAGTATGGGCTTTATCAACGGTGTTAATAAATTGTTCTAAATCGTGCAAAGTCATTCTTTTTACTACGTCTTCCGGTTTATTCGATATTTTAATTTTTGCTAATTCCGCAAGCATAGAATTTTGTTTTATAGGTTCTTCTTTTTTCTCCTCATCCGCATTTTTCCAACGCAATTTTCCGCCGTTTGTAACTTCTAATCTTCGCTTATCACCCGGGGCAAATTCCTTTTCCGTTCCGGCTGTTGCAAACATATCTATTTGGTTGGGGTTATTCCCTAGCTTTATCGATTTTCCAAATATGGTAATTATCATTAGTACAACTCCTGCTGCGTTTCTACTGTGTCAAGATTATTTTCTACCGGTGAAACAAATCTCCTTAATACGGTAAGCATCTTTTTCGGTAGTCTGTTTTCATCCGTTCCTCTATCGCTTCCCGCATCTTCCCACACTTTAAATTGTTGAGCACAAATAAATTCTACCGTGTAACTTTCACCAACCTCCGGCCCCTTCCCCGTATTCCAAACAATGGTCATTAACTTACCGGCAATGCTTATTGCCTCAGTAATTGTATAATTCGAACTTGCATATTTAGCACTATTCTTGTAAATGCCTAAGACTTCAGTAACATCAAACGCATAAATAAAATCACGTACTCCGCGCTTTAGTATATCCGTATCCCGTCTCGTTTTGTTCTCACATACTAAAATGTCACCGTGGATAATTGTTGAATAAGCTCTCTGTTCAACTCCGCTTAAATTTAATCTTGGTATTGTAAACGTTGCCCCGCCGTCATAAATAACTCCCTGCGGTGTGTTCAAATATTTGTAAGATATCGCTGTTCTTATTGCAACAATTGTTTCGGGTGCCCCATAATAATAACCCTGGTTGCAAGTATGGTTTAATAGCGGTACCCCGTTATTTTCACCTATACAACTGCACAACGTACCCGGGTAATGCTTTACCGTCTGCCCGAACCTTCTCAAACTTCGTACAATATTTTCATCAATAATTTTTAACATTTTACTTTATGCTTTTCAGCTAACAATTTCATCTTTTTGTAATTCATAATTATTCTATGGAATTGAGCAATTGTTGTCCAATCATTAACCGGTAATTTTCTTAAACTTTCAAAATACTTTTCGTCCATTCCTAATCCCTAATTCGTAATTCCTAATTAACTTACCCGACCACAACGTTAAAATTCTTACCATACTTCTGGCGCAAACTATTTATATATTTTGTTTCATCCTGTTTTAGCTCTGTAATAACCTTTGCTACACCCGAACTTATGCTCCCGGTTACTCCGTCAATACTTTCGCTCTCGCTAATAACTCTTGCTGCCGGGTCTAGATGATGGACCACACTTAAAAATGCCCGGCGGCAAACTGCTTGTCTTATCCCTTCAACCTCAAACTGGTCTGCGCCTGTATAAACCAAGCCGGTCTTATAAGTAAATTGAAAAAAGTTTGGTATTCTCTCCAACGCTCCTCCGGTCAATATATTCAACCCCAAGGCGCTTAAACTGCCTAGAAGTAAGGTATAAAGCCCGGCCGTTCCGCCCGTTGGCAAAGGCAAAAATTCAATAATGCCGGTCATCCTATCGAATGTAAAAAGATCAACTCCAATTCCAAGAAGTTCAACGTTTCCGTATTTTATCTTTACACTGGTTAATTCATTTATGGGAGGATAATAAGCTTGGATTTGCCAAAGATTCATGCTGAATTTTTCGAAGTAATTATCCCGGTTCTCGGTTAATGTCCTCTCGGTAAAATAGAGTTCACTATCTTTTTCAAGTGTGTCTTGGGCCGATCTTAAGAAACTTCTTAGCCCTGTCCGGTCTTCACAATACTTAGTAATTGCTTGTTCATATCCCGGGTCTAATCTGCTCGATTTTGCAAGGATGTAATCAATAAAAAATTGTACGGGTACTATTTCAACCTCTGAAGCTATCACTCCGGCTACTGGCTCTAACTTTGCGTCTTCCGGGTAATATTTGTTTTCTACGTTTGTGTCTGTTGCGTAAAAGAAGAGCCGGACGAATTGGTCCGGCTCATCCGAGGCTACAGTTACGGCTGCTTCATAGAGAGATGAAGTTGCGTTGTAGGAAAGTGGCAAATCTTTTATGTCAACCGCTGAAGAATTTTTAATTGCTAGACCATTCCCGCCAATCAATGTTAGGTAAACGTGTTTTCCGCTTCCTAAGCCTGCTTGATCAAGAACTATAAGCTGTTCTACCCCTTTTTTTATTGTCTTCATTGCACATCTCTACTTCTCTTCTATCGGTTCTGTGGGCTCGCTCTCAATAGTTTTCTGCTTAAATTTTAACACGGCTGAAATTATTTGTATCCCTCCGTAAGCAATTAATATACTTTCCGGAATATTGGGAAACTTGTTGTTTTTTATGGTTAGAAAAATTACTAATCCCCAAAACGCGGCGTTGGCTACAAGAGTTTCCAAGAGAAATCTGAAACGTGTACTACTCCAATACCCATCCTTTTCAGATAGCATGGTATCTAACCGTTTCAATAATTTTTCTCTATAAGGAGGAGTAAAAATTAGAAAAAGTAACGCACCTAATGCCGTAAGTAAAAAAACAGCGGCAAGATAAATCAATACCTCTATTACTAACATTTGCTTACCCTTTTTCGTCAATTTCGGGGTGACGTAACCACGTTAAAACCTCGGCTTTATTCTTTTTGTAAATAAACCCTTTCCCGCCTACAATTTTGGTATCTCCTTCTTTAAATTCAGGGTCAGGTTTAATTTCACCTTGTCCCTCGGTTTTGCTTTCAGCACTCTCACCCGTCCCAAGCTTCGGCAAAATCGTTTCACTTTCCACTGTAACAAAATCCGGATGATCGATTAATTCCTTTTCCTGCTCAAAACTTAATTCCTCGGTTATACAACCGTCTTCATCTAAATGGAGTTTGCCCGTTTTATGAATGGAAACCGGGACATTTAACGTTAAATTGTTAAGATATGTATGTTTAATCATTTTATAGCCTCTGAAATGTTTTAATTAAGATTCCCCTCCGCCGCATAAATACAGAAGAGGGGAATAGAAATTTGTTAGTTAGAATCCGTTAAGACCAAGCTGTTGAACCTGCGTTCTTTATCATCACCATTTTGTTCGGTGCTGCAAGGATCGGTACAGCCCATAGCTTTTGCATCCAACGTTTGGAATCATCAATTCTTGCTAATTCCATTTTGGTCATTGGTAGCAATTGCCGGAAATCGAGCACTTGTTCAAAGTCCCAATCCCAAACAAAGATGTTTGTTGACCCCGGTATCCATTCGCCGTTATCGATCTTTACTTCTGCAGCGGTAAATGAGACCAAATATCTATAACTTGTAATTGCAGCAGCGGATGAAAGTTTGCGGTAAACATCAAAACTCGTGGCTTCTTGTCCCGCCGGTGATCCGTTATCAGTCAACGTAAACGTACAACGTTTAGAAGCTGCAACAACATTAGTCTTCAGTTCAAAGGCTTTTCCAGATCCAAATCTATTTACCGGAACAAATGCATAGTCATAAGTTGCTGCGTCAAGCTGTGTAGCTGCATCTGAATCAATAGAGATAGAGGCGCTACCTGAGTCTAACGTTGCCGGTGCTTTGCTGTTTGTTGCGGCAAATACTGTCCCTGCGGTGTTTGTTTTTGGGTATTCTGCGCCGATGTAATTTTGCCCTTTGTACTTCAAGAGAATATCGGTTTCAATATTTCCCTTTCCGTTTCCTAACTCGAATTTTCTTGCAGCGGCAATAAGATCACGAGCTTCTGAGCTTCCCGTAACAAATCTTCTACCCGCTAACAATTCATCAGTATAGTATTGAAAATCATTTGCGCTCATCCAACACTTCGCGTTATTTGGGTTCCCCCAGTTATCCGCAATAATCTTTACAGATTCATTAAGGGTTTCCGGTCTAATACGTTTGCCGCGCAAATCAATTGTGTTCTGGTTAAGATTTTTCGCCTTGGCTTTGAATTGTTTGTAATATCCGTTCCATTCGTAAGGATTTCGTCCGGAATCGCCGTAGATCATTTTGCTGTCTGCGGTTTTCATAATAGCAAGTGCTTTTGCTCTTGTTATCAAAGCTTCATTGTTGGTATTGCTCTTCACCATCAATGCTTGCAAAGGTATTTTCCCTACTGTTCCGATGTATTTCACCTGCTCAAATTCTCTTCGGATATCTTCATCGTATTCATCCGGGATTCCGCCTTCAGCATAAAAATTGGCGTCACCAACTTCATTCATCGTTACAAATTCTTCAACCGTGCTAGATGCCTTACCTTTTCTCATTGCTCTAAAAAAAGCCGGTGAAGATTCATTGAGTGTCAGCCATTTTACAACCGGGTCAAGACTCTCCAGTCTCGTGGCCGCGAACCCGGCTTGGTCCGTTGTCCCCATCGCATAGCCAACCTCAAGTGCTTTGGCTAAGTCCTGGAGGTCTTTCATTGTCGAAGCACCGCTATTTGCGTATTGTTCGCCAAACATTAAATCGTCCATTTTATTACTCCAATAGTTTTTTATTTTTAAAAAGTTAGTTATTAAACTTTCTTATGTGTTAACCTTTTCTTACTTAAACATGTCAACAGCTTTTGATTTCACCAGCTGTTCAACATTTTCCGGCAAAGTTGCCTGTGTTCCACCGGCGCAAAAATCAACTAGAACTACTTCATCAACTGATTTTTCTACAACCAATTTTTCAAGCACTTTAATTTTTTGAGCTTTGTTCAATTCTGCTCCTGTTCCTACGTCCTTATTGTTCTCAACAAATTTGATATTGTCCGTCAACAATCTATTGCCGCCGCTTTTTCTTAGTTGGTTGTATAAAGCAACTAGACCCATTCTCTGGTCTTCTATTTGGTTATTCGCAACATCGATTGATTTAACGAGGTGCTCGTTACCGGCAATTTGTCCAAGTTGTCCTTCGGCAAATAACTCAATCGATTTCGCAAGCAAATCAATTTTCTGATTAATCGCGTCCATCGCTTTAAGCGCGGTTAATGAAACTTCAGAGGATTTTTCAAGATACTCGGAAATGTCCGCATCTTCCCCGCCTTTATTCATCAGCGCAATTGATTTCTGCAAACTTTTTTCTTGAGCTTTGATATCAATATCAATCTCTACATCGGAGATTGATTTCGCCGTATCAAGCGATTTTTGAAGAGATAATTTCGCTGTGCCTAATGACTTTGCAGCGGTTTCAAAACTTTCGTTCATCTCCCCTTTTTGCTTTGTTTCAAAATCGTCTGCCTCTTTCTTCGCCTGTTCCGGGGTCATGCCTTTGGCTAAACATTTTTTGTAAACATCATTTTTCGTTTCCATTTTTGTAACTCCATTTAGTTTAATGTTATGATCAATTGATTCTTTTCTTGTAGCTCCAAATCCGGTTTGTCCTCCCGGTGCCATTCCGTATCCTACTTCCAAACTCTTTCTTAATTCTGCAAACGTTCCTCTGTTCCGGGGTTTTGTCGTGAACACTACATTTACCGCCCGAGCCGCAACATCCCCACTTTTGCTCTTAGAAAGATATTCACCTTCTATACTCCACCCCGCTTTTTGCGTTGTGTTCGGATGTCGTTTATTGAACTCTTCCATATTTTGCAATAATGCTACAGTTGATTTTGCAAATTGTTGTGGTTGTGTCAATTTTTCGTGGGGTAAATCCGGATCGAACGCAACCAACTCTCCTTCAAAAATCCATTTCTTACCACTCTTTTTCAATCCTGTCGGGAAGCCCATTATGCAGTGTGGTTCGGAAACTTCTTTATGTTCATATTTTATTTTGCCAAACCCGGAAGTGAAATAACCCCAGTCAATACTTTTCATTATTTCCCCATCTGTATCTCGTTCTTCAGTAGAAATAATCCCACCAACTTTATATGGTTCGGTTTTACTTCCGCTTTTAGCCAAATAAGCCGGTGCGAAAAATTCAAACTTGTTATCCAAAATTATTTACTCTTTTTTTATTGCATATTTAAGGAATGCGTTTCTCTCCGAAGGGTTGAAATTTAAAGAAAGTTAATAGGTAAGTTCTTTTATGTGTTATATTTCCTCTCCTTTCTTAAAGGGGAGGCTAGGTGGGGTTCGCTTTAAAAACAAAAAAACCTCCGAAGATTTCAAAACTCCGGAGGTTTAACTCTTTGCCCTCGCGCAAATAAGCACGTAGAATATGTAAATTATTATGTATGGAAAATATGTAACCCCAAAGCTTTACACTTTTAAACTAAATTTGTCTTTTCGCTTTACAAATAGGACATTCCACGAACTGCTCCTTCTATTTTTTTTAATTCCTAATCCCTAATTCCTAATTCCTAATTGATAAAAGCTCTTTTCCTGTCAACTCCTTGTATTTCCAAATAAAACCATATATCATTCGCCCTGTCCTGCATCCATCCCTAATATTACCCGCTGAATGCCCCAAACTCCTTTCAACAGCATTGGCGCTCTCCCACTTTTTTAATAATTTACCTTTCACCGAATATTGATAAATCGGCTTTTTTATCCGGCAAGCTTTTCTTAAGATATTATAAACCGTACCTTCGCTTATCTTTTCGATTGCCGCAATTTCACGTACACTCATCTTTGCATACTTATCTTCGTGTAAGTTTTTTATCAAAAGTCTGTGATAAATCTCCGCCGCCGGGAAATTCTTAACATTAATTCTATTCGCTAGCTTCCGGTGAAATCGGTAAACCTCCTTCAGCACTTCCTCACCAAACTCATCTGTAAATTCTTTTATCAGTTGTTCTAACAATTCCTCGTCCACATCACAAATCTGCATGGTTCTATTCCTATCCTACGTTTTAGATTTGTCTTTTCCCGTGAACAAGCTCCTTCTAATATTCTATCCCCCTCTCCTTCATAAGGAGAGGGGCAAGGGGTGAGGTTTTACTCTCTCCCAAAATGTTCACTCTGGTCAATGCTCTCATTCGGGATATAAGCATAATCATCACCATCACCATCAATATCAACATAATGAACATCGCTATTATTTGCGTACTGCCGTTCTCGCTCGTTCATATAGTTGATGGCGTTAATGTAGTCTTGTCCCTCATCCCCGGAGGAAACTTTCGCTCTAACTTCTTCATTGAAGTTTTCAAACCGTTCCTGCAATTTGTTCTCATACTTCTTTAACAGATCCGGCTCATGCTTTTCCAATATCGGGTATAACACTTCCCAATATGGTCCGGTAAGCTTAAACGTTCCCGTTCCGTCTTCCGTTTGTATCCATGTGCTAAGTAATTGCTCAACTTTTTCTCTTAGTCCCATTATGCCGCTACTCCTCTCATTTTATTTGTAAGTATATCCTCTAATAAATCTTTGTTGTCATCACTCTTAATTTCATCAATTGCCCTTGCCCTATCAAGCATTTCCGGTGTTATCAAACTCGGGTTTATTCTATACTCCCCATAGTCGTCCTTAATATTGTAAACATCTAGAAACTCTGCCCTAAGAGCATTGTTAAACATTGACATTTCATCCCATGCTTTCCCCTGCGTTATTTGTTTATAATTCCAATCACTTAGATAGCCTTTATCGTAGAGATGCATTAACTCTTTTTTATACTGCGCTCCCGTTGTATGTATTGCTACACTTGTTTCCGTTGCTTCTCCGTTCAACCGCTTAATTTCTTTTTTAATCGCGTTCTCATAATTCTCACCATAAATTGAGACGGCTAAATTTTTAAACCTTCTGAACCGGGAATATTCTTGCCCGTACTGCTGACGCGGTTTATTCTGTTTTATCAGCTCATTAAGTATCTTAGAGAATTCTACTTTCTCCTGTGGGAAAATGATCTTTCCTCCCTCGGTTGCCATTTCTATTTTTGCGTCTTCATAATCAGCTACATTATAATTCCCATCCATAGTTTGATATAACACTTCATCGCTTTCCTTAAGTTTTTCAAGAAGCTTTACCTTGTTTGCCTGTAAAATTTCCTTCGGAATCTTAGCAACAAAATTTAATCCTACTTCGTCATTATCCTCAATAATTTTATTAAACATCCCGCCTAAATCCAAATCAGTTTCCTTATACAAAGCAGGAAACTCTTTATCAAGATCTTTTGCGCTTATTGCCCGTGTTGCGACCATATCCCCTTGCGTCCCCGCTTTGTAAGTTCTTATCTTTACTCTTTGGGTAGATGGCGCATAATCCTCAACCACATAAAATTCGCCGTCACTCCCTCCCAAAATACTTCCAATTGGGACAACTTTATTTATTCCTGGGAGTATTACCGGCGTTCTATTAAGATCAAGTTTTCCTTTATGCTCAAAATCTGCTTCAATAAGTTTCTCGGTTAAACTTCTTTCTTCCTGCTGCATCATCTGAAATTTCTTGGAAGTCTTCTCCTCAATCCCTGCCATTTTCCTTTTTACTTCATAAAGTCGGTCCAACTGTTTATAGTTCGATTGTCGTTGCTGTTCTGCAAGTGCGTCCTGTAATTTTTTATTCCTAAACGCTAACAATGCTTTTGCCTGCTCCGGGTTATCAGCTAACTCAATCATCATTTCATCAGCCTCTAATTGTACTTCATCATCCCAACGGCTTGTTTCTCCTTTTAAGAACTTATCAACCATTCCCGCCTTATCCATAATCTTGGTATTCATAAATCCGTCAATACTCCCCTTCGTCAAATAGTAATGCGTATTTACACTGTCTAACGGATTCCCTTGCCGTATCCCTCTCCCGTTCCCTTGTTCAATTTGTAAATGGTTCCAAGCTGGTTGCAAGTGATGAATGTCGCTTGTCATGTAATTAAAGTTTAATCCTTCTCCCATTGTCGCATAATTACCAATTACAACCTTATACTTTCCATCGTTGTAAGCTTTACTTATCTGTAATCTTTTACTCGAGCTGCTAACCGTCTTCCCGTTTACAATTACAATTTCATTTTCCGGGATCCCCGATTTTACTAAATCCCTCTTTATCTTATCGTGTAATGCTGTATTGATCGCAAAAATAATTTGTTTCCCTCCGCTGTTATGAATCGAGAGTGCATTCTCATTTAACTGTGCGAATTTCTTTAAATCACTGTGCTGCGATACAAAACTATCGTCCACTTCTTTTGAATATTCGCTGTGCTTATCTTTATACCACGGCAAATCACTCGTTGCCTTTATTAAATCTTGCTGCACCTTAAAAAAGTGATCATCATTCGGCGGCTCATCTTCATTCCGGTTTCCATTTAAGGCATTAAACGTTGGCAGATATTCATTTTCATAATAATCTAGCACTTCATTTGCTTCATTCTGCGAAATTAAACCATTTGCAACTTTTTCCTGCAATTTATCAGCATCAAATACCAACTCGCCTGAATCTTTATCAAACTTTCGGCTGCTTAATGCCCATAACCGTAGTTTACAATGTTTTACTAATTCCCTTTGCCCTTCATTTAAATCACTCAGTACGTTTCCGGCTTTCTCTTTGGGGAATTTGATATTTGCTTTTACGCTTTCAACATCGTCCTTGGTTTTATAATCAACAAAACGGAAGAAAGTATTTCTTAATGCCTCAGCTGACTTCCAACCTGCAAACTTATTCTTTACAAAAACTCTTCCATCTGCATTTGTAGTCGGGATATTATCAATATCGGCAAATCTTCCAATAAAATCATCCATGTTCTGTACGTTTAACTTTTCAAGCTCCTTCTCTGCAAACGGGACCATCATGTTAAAAACTTCTAACGGTGAATTACTTATTGGCGTTGCCGTTAATGCAAAATAACCCATATCATTATTTTGCCCGCGAATGATCTTGCTTGCGAATAAATTGTGCATCGCTCTTTGAGATGTGCTGCTGTTTACACCGCTAATCTCATTTTCCATTGGCACTAACAAATTTTTCGTATCATGCGCTTCATCTCTCACCAGCAGATCTATCCCTATATTGTCAAGATAAATTCCTCCTAATGGTCCCGGAATATTCATCATTGAAGAAAGATTTCTTAACAAAGTATCTCTCTTCTTTTTAACGTTCTTCGCATGCTTACTATTCTTATCAGAAAACGTTGACAACCTATTCCCTTCCGGGTAATATTTATCCATCAATTCATTAAGCATATTCTTTTTCGTCCCCGGCGAAAAATCAATTGTCCCGAACAAATCACGGCTCATTAAAATCATATCAAATTCTTCGTTCGCCGCCCGTTGTAACTTTAGTTCCTTTTCTTCCCTCGTTTCTTCAATCCATGCACCGGTTGAATCCTTCCTATACCCTACCAATAAATAATTTACCCCTTGCGTCCATTTCTCAATTTCTGCTACCCAATTTAACAATACCGATTTCGGCGCTACTATACTCGGTTTACTTACCCGGCCCGTCTCTTTACTTAAGAGAACTAAGATCAACGCTTCTAACGTCTTCCCCAAACCTACCCCGTGCGCTATCATGCCTTTGCCCTGTTCATACATACGGCGAACCGTTGCCCATGTATGGCCGCCCGCCTTATCTCTTCCGGTTATATCCTTTCCGCTTGCGTCTTTTCCAACTACTCTATCATAGGCAAAATGCTTTATCCCCTCAATTGGTGTTTCATCATACGTTTTTTGTATGTACGAATTGAACAACCTATTATAAGTATCCGCAATTTTATCAGCTTCCTCACTATCTGACAAATATTGCTTAAAATCGGTTTCAAGTTGTAACACTTGTTCTTTCTTTGCTATACCTCCCTCAGTTCGTAATGCCGGTAAACCCAACCCGTTCATCTTATTCAATATCATAAATAACAAGGGGTGCTCATCTTTGTTAAACAAATTGCGTAAATCTTTTTTTACTTCTGTTGATTTACCTTCTTTGGTAATATCAGCGTAGCTTAAATACAAATTTGCTGAACTCTGATCAACCGGGAGAATAAACCCGCTCTTTTCATCCTTGCGTAATTCACCTAAGAAATGCGCTCCTATCTTTTCTTCCAAATATTTGTTTAAGATGCCTATATCGTAAATACTCCCTGCATCGCTTAACATTATCGGAAGTTGTTTAATCTCTCTAATATTTGCTCTCGTTTTCGCCTCAATTATCTGATCTTCAAGTTTCCGCATCTTTTGTGTGTTAAGTTCTTTTTCTTTATCGCTTAACTTATCGTTTTTCGCTTCCTTCTTCAGTTCGGTTCTTTGCTTTTCCCAAGCGTCTATTTTTTCGTAAATATAACCGTAAAGAACTTCCTCTTTTGGTTTATAATTTCCTTCTTCATCAAAATAAATTTCATCGCTGTAAGCAAGTTCTCTTTCAATATCTCCATCCCCTTCATATTCGCCTCTTACGGTTTGATAATCCGTTGGAAAATTATTTGCAAAAAGAAAACTAATCACTGAAACAATATCATTCCTATCCACCGTTCCAATCTCGCTTTTTGTTTGATAAACTTTATAAAAAGACAGCGGATCATCAAACATCTTGATTGTGTTCCCGTTCTTATCATAGCTTCCTGCTAAATCCAAGAGTGGCGTATTTCCGCTGTTCCTAAAAAATTTATTCAACTTCAAATTATCAATTGGGTGTCCATACTTTTCAATAAAATCCTTCAGTAATATCTTCAGTTTCCCCGCTTCTATTTGTGCCTCTTCAGCGGATAATCTTCCGTCCTGCAATTCCTTCCTAAAATCCTTTACAGCTAAACCAAGAATAACTCCCTTAGTCAAATATTCCGTCTGAAAATCACTCTTACCATTGTATCCATCTAGCTCATTTACTATCCTTGTTTGTCCGAAAAGTTTTAGTTGGTCTTTATTCAAACCATATAAATAAGCTGTGTCTTCACTTTTAATTCTCCATTCATCCCAACTCTTAATACCAAGTTTTTTAATATCTTCCGGTAAGTTTTGTAATACTACTTCCTGATCTTTCAACCTTTCCCATCTATGGTTTTTATTAAGTATGTAAGTCCTTCCGTTTAATATCTTTACGTCTCCCGGTTCAAGTTCTTTTTCCAACTCACCATATTTGCCAACATCAATACCTAAACTGTTGTAATCCCTTGCTTCATGATTTAATAACTCACCGACTTTCTCAAGATCAGCCTTTGTAACATCCCCCTTCCAAATCTTCATCCCGAACATTCCACTTGTTTCCGTGCCTAATGCGTACTCAGAATTATTCTTAAAGAAATTTCCCGAAACAAAATCAGCGTCCAACACCATATCATCATAAGCTTCCCCAAGTTCTTCCTTAGAAAGTTTATTCAAATGCTCGATCACTTCCGGCGGTCTTTTCTTAAAGAAAACTATGTCTGTTGTTACTTGCGCGTCTGTGTGTTTGAATGCTCCGGTTGGTACTCTTATCGCTCCTAAAAATTCTCCTTTTTTATTTATCTCTCCCCGCCATTGATTAAGTTGGTTATCCATAATACTCGTTGGAACAATCATTGCCATTATTCCCCCCGGCTTCAACATATCTAAACCTCTATCAATAAAATATTGCTCATGGAATTTTATATCACTCTTTTCCCTATCATCCATTGCGCTCAATCCCCTTTTACCAAACGGACAATTCCCAACTATCGCGTCATATTCTCCCCCCTCTAAATCTGCCCCCATATTGTCATAGTCTTTTATAAACTGCTCAAAGCTCTGAATTCTGATATCATGTTCATTGCCGTGGAGTATCTGCCCAATACGTCCGCTTGTTTCCTCGATCTCAATCCCGGTTACTAATGCTTTCTCCGGTGCGGTCTCAACAAAAATCCCCGTTCCACAATTATGGACAGTAGCACCTTGTATGCAATAGCTTTCATCTGATTCAACTGAAAAATTATAGACCTCGGTTTCTTCAACCTCTTTTATCCTGATTTTTTGTAATTTTATATAGGCATAATTACCCCTTACAAAACCCGTTCTTGATGATGATTTTGCCCTTTTCTCATTTTTCTGGTTATATATAATTTCTAAAAACTTTTCAAAATAAAAACCAGCAACAATAACATGGTACATTTCGTGTTTTGAAATAACTTCTCTACCATTAATAAACTTTTTCCCCTTTTTAATTTTAGTTGTTCTATAAGAAGGGACAATACTCTGTCTATAAAAAATTCTTTTTATTTGTTCAGCAAGATTCTTGCTTGTTGTATCATAACTAAAAAAATTTTTCTTATCTATATGCCCATCCCCATTCGCTAATCCCCATATTAAATGTTTCTGTTGGTTAATCGAAAGTTTCATTAACCATCCTGGTATGCTTTTATTAAAAGATAATCTCCCTATATTCTCCAAAAGCAATCTTGCAAGAGGTGAACTATTTACTCTTATTTCAATTGATTTATTATTCTTTTTTATTTTTAATGTTGCTTTTATACCAAGTCCATTAAAATAATTTATAATTAAATCATGCAATTCCTTTCTATCTTCATGGATGGTGAATATAACGCAATTACCATCAGAGCACCCTTGCGAAATGTATAAACCTATGATTTTTAATAGTTCTTCAGTAATCGCAATCCGTTCCGGAGTTTTTGAATTAAGCAAATTTTTTATTTCTAATTCTATAAACTCTTTTCTTTCTTCCGTTTTATCAAAAACGTCAATTATATAATCCCCTTGGTTTAATTCGCCCACCGGTATCCATTGTGGTGTATACTCTTGCCATCGTTTTTCGCATTTCTCGTCGTTTGATGAATGCCCAACATGGCAAGGTCTATGTTTTATTGAACACTTGGGAACTTTAACTGCATAAAAGGGATGTTCTCTTGTGGTTTGTATAGTGGTTGGTGAATTTGGAATTTCAATTTCAACAATTTCTTTTGTTTTCTTGATAGTTGTATTATATACTTTTTGAAATATGGTCCTATGAGTTAAAACCATATCCCCAATTTCAATATTCTCAATTGTTTTTATTCCTTTTTCTGTTATAATGTTTGTCCCTTTTATAAAACAACTTGGCTCCAAAACATTTCCTCCCTTAAAACCTAACTTCCCTATCATATCCCAAATAAATTCCGCTTCATCCTTACGTGTGTAAAATTCATTAAGCGAGATATCCTCAAGCGTATCTCCTAACAACCCGCCGCGTCCGGTGTACTGCGCTAATAGTTCAATATCCTCGGCGCTCATCTCTTCATTCTTCTTTGTCTTTAATAACTCCTCAACCTTAGAATTAATCTCCTTCCGGTTCTTCTTCCCTTTCACCGCTTTAATTTCTGCCTTCGGTTCTTTTGGTTTGGGTGTTTCCTTTTTCGGTTCTTGCGGCTGGTTAAAAAGATCTTCTATCTCTTCATAGTCCGGTTCTTTTCTATCATAATATCCCGATAACACATTGCCTGCAAGCACTTCCGGCGCAATCGGTGTGTTATCCATTGTCAAATCATCTTTATAATTAGATAACCCCAAATGATCGTTCCCCCCTCCCTTTTTATCGTTCCCCAATTTTATAATTTCATCTTGTATCCTCAGCATTTTCTTTTGTCGGTCCCAATCATTCTTTCTTGGTCTATCTATACGAGCTTGCTTTATACTCTCCAACTCTTCCCAAAGCAAATCCTCTTTCGACTTTCCACTTTCTACTTGCAACTTTCTTCCTACTGCCGATTGCCTGCTGCCTACCCTCACCTTCTGATCAAATAAACTCAATTCCTTTGGTTTGCTCTCTTCCTTATCGGCCCTAAATAATCTCTTTACTAGCGGATTCTTTTTACTCCGCCTCACTTCATAAGTATGCCCGTCTTTCTGCTTCGTTTGCCCTTCGATAACTCCATCAAACATTCCAAGTTGCGTACCGAACGCTTTCAACATTAGCCCGAACGCTTTTAATAGTTTCGGCTTATCTTCCGTTGAAAGTGCTTTTTTCTTGAATTCATCAAAGCTCATTTCTTTTATACTCCCGAAAAACTTAGGATTGTCATACTGTTTCAAATATGCCTTCTTCGCTTCTTCTGCCGTGTCAAATCCCAACATGCACTTTTGTTCGTCAAACTTTCCCGTGTAAGGGTTATTCTGATTTACAATAAAAACTTTTTCACTATCCTTATTTTCTCCAATGTAACAATCGATCTTCTCACCGTCCGAAACACTCTCCGTTCGCCTAATATAGCCGTAAGGAATGTGCATAAACGTTTCCCATTTTGTACCATCATCATTTACACCGCGCCGTATGCTTCCCTTTTTATTCTCAACTGCAATATCAAGACCTTTAAAATAAATTCTATCCTGAAGTTTGAAAGTCTTTTCAGCCTTCAACTTATCATCAAGATTTTCAACAATTACTTTACTTTTTACTATTGTTCTGCCAAATAATTTCATTATGCTGCCTCGGTCTGGGTGAATAAATTAAACTGATCTTCATTTTCAGCAGCTTCTTTCTTCTCTCTATTTGTCCAGTAACTAAACCTTGCTTCGCCTATGGTTATCCATTCTTCTTTTAACTCGCAACCTTCAAAATTTGTAAACCCCGCTAAATATCCCCCTATTACTTCTGAAAAGGTTCCGGCAAAAGGATAAAGTATTTTCTGCCCGTTCGGTGTCTTGAACAGAGATAAAATTCTTTTGTTTAACGCAATTGGTTTTAATGTGGGATGGTTATTCTTAACAGACTGACAAAGTTTATATTCAAATATACCAGAGCAATTGTTATGATTATTGGTCCCATTATCTGTTAAACCACAATCTTTACAATATCTCACTCCTTGATTATTGCCCTTTGGTTCCCTTCCTTTTAGTGATAGCTCCTCCAGTCCGCCGTTTCGTTCAGCCTTACTCACCTTCGGGAAATAAAAATAAATATCATGCTCTTCTTCATCAAACTCACACTTGTGTAAAATCTTGCTGCATCCGCCGGTATCTGATATTTTATTTGGCGGGTCTGTTTTATCTTGCCCCATTGCGCTTAAAAATTGTTCCGCTCCGTTTTTGCGTACATAGTCCCCTTTCCCTTTTTGCAATTCTCCGCTTTGTAAATCTAATCTTGCACACGGACAATTCGGATTCGTGTGTATCTGGCCGCTTCCTTTATCATTATAATTACTTGGCGCTTGTGGTTTGTCTCCGTTAAACATCGATGTTTCTTTGTTCTGGTATTCTTTTCCGCTGTAAGAATATGGCTGCGCCTCATTCTTTTTAATAACTACTTCATCACAAATGCACTCAATAAAAGTTTGCGAAGGATAACGACCGGGAGGATTATAATTCTTTTGTCCGATCATAGAAAAATCGCCGTAAACATTATTACCCGTCATTGGCTTTGTGCCAAAATCTTCATGTTGATTTTTATTTTTACTCTCCGCTTCATCTTCATTTGAAGCGAATCCAACTCTATTTCCCTCAATATTCAAAGCCCCGCATAAACATTCCCTATCTCCATTTTCATACGCAAAAGTGTCGTGCAAACAACTTCCGGTTTTATATGGCTTTTGAAAAACCATTATCGTTTCGTTCGTTTGCTTTAATGGTGAAATAGAATATTTGTATCCCTCATATTTTTTTGCAAGCTCTGTGAATGGCGCGGTTTTATCCGGTTGGTCTTGAATAACCCCAAAAGCAGTTTCCCTTTTTTCTTTATATCGTTCACCTTGGTATGCACTTTCTTTCCCATTTGGGATAGAAGTTATTCCAACAACTTCCCTTCCCGCTCCTGCGTTTCGGTCAATCATTTTGCTTAAATCAGTAGCTTTCGGAAAGTTCGAAATAAAATACCAATACAAACTTTGCTGTTCCTCAAATCCGGCGTAACAAGCATAATATTTATTCAGCATTAATTGGCGGTCCATTCCAAACATTATTACACGCCCGCCGTACTTTAATACTCTAAATGCTTCCTTAAACCAAGCCTCCCAATAATCGCCGTTTGGCATATCCCATTTATTCATAAAATCTACGGCTTTTTTATAATCCGGTTTCCCGTCTTTGCGTATAATAACTTCACTCCCCAACGCATACGGCGGATCACAATAGATAATATCAGCAGAAAAATCTTCTTGCTTTTTCATAAACTCCAAACTATCGCACTGTCCTATCCTGCCGCTCATTTAATCCCTAATTGTCCTTTCAACCATTTATGATAATTCGTAGTTACTTTGGTGAGTTTACCACTTTTAAAAAACCAAGTTTTCCCTTTTGATTTAATTCTATCTGTTTGGTTAAGAATAGGGCAGTAAACCAAATCGTTTGGGAACAACACACTAGCCATAAGAAACTTTTCCCCTTCAATTATAATCTCTGCTAATTTCTTAAATGCAAATTTTTTCAACCGCTTCAATAATTTGCCCCGTGTAGTTTTTACCCTCAACGGTATCCAGTTCCCTCCTTCTCTCTCTGTGTAAAATATTAACATAACCTCAATCTCCTAATTCCTAATTCCTAATTCGTAATTAAAAAAAAGAAGTCAGTCATCAATTATTGATAAAATTTCTTCTATCAACTGATAACTGATAACTGACTACTAATAACCACCAACTAAACAGTTGGTTTCCAAATGAACTGAAGTTTTCCGGTTAACGGTGTGGTTATTGTTCCTCCGGGGTTAACTATTCTAAGAATAAGTTTTCCTCCGGACGCTACTACAACCTTGGCGCTGTCGAGTGTTAAGCTTGCAACATCACCGATCGCCGCGCCTGCTACCACAACTGCGCCGCTGGCTCCAACTTCATCAGTCCCGGCCATCAATTTTACTACCGGCTCGTTGCCCGAACCCGTGTTAACTGCGGTTGTAATGAACTTTGCCTGCAAAACTTCCATTTTGCATGGCGCTACAAAGATGTGTTCGTTTACCGTTACACCCGTTGCGCCTGCTGCCAATGCGGATGAAACGTTTACATACGGAAGATTCTGCAAAAGGTCTAATGCTTTCGTAATATCTCCCTGGTTCATAAAGTCTTTTGCCTGAACCTCAGCGTTTGTGAGTAATGGGAATTGTACCATTGTTCTAACTCCTTGTGTTAAGTTATTGTTATTTGTTCTGTTAATTTACATTTATTCTTATGTATTAACTTATAAAATCTTTTATTCACCTACAATAAAAAAGTTTCGTCCCTCTTCTTCTTTCTCTTCATAATTATTTTCCTCGTTATCTTTGTCCCCTGCGTTATATCCGCGTTCTCCGAATCAAAACTCCCGTCATTCCCCGTTGACGATTCATTAAATAATTCTTCGCTTAATTTATGATTCCCCTTGACAATAATACCTGCACTCACTATATTTGCCCTTGGAAAGTCACTCGCCGTGCTGAGGCGAAAGGAGTGACGATTTTTTATAGGGCTTATTGATTTAATAAGCCCTTTTTCTTTTGTATAAATAGTTTTACCGCTATTGCGTTCAATATAATTTTTATCAAAATTATGAAGTGTCCTTACTAAATCATTTTTTGTAAACGCTACATAATATTGAATACCTCCTCTATCTAAAATGAAAATAAAATCCGAATCAAGCTTCCCCTCTTTTGCAATTCTTATTTCATCCGGCTTAATAAGAATATCTTCTATAAAATTGAATACTTCCAAATCACGGATATCCCCACTCTCAATTACATCCCAATTTATAGAACCCTCAGCAAGCATTCTTTCAAAAGCATCTCTTCCGAATTGGTGTATCCCAACTATTTTATGAAAGTCTTTTTCGCGCAACTTAACAATACCAAGTGGTGTCTCATATGCTTTTACATACTTACTCCTAAATTCATCAAATAGTTTTTTTAACTCCCCCCCTTTCTTTACTTCAAATTTACCTTTTTTATCTCTCGGGTGTTTTTTGTTAAACTCATCCCGTTCATTTCCACTTAAAGATTTTCTCAATCGTTTCCCGAACATCTTTATTCTGCTAAACAAACTCTTATTAACCCCGCTTACATACCTCGGCTTAAACACTTCATCAAACGCTTCATTCGCCGGTTTGCCTTCGCTAAACATATCCCCTCCCATGCTTAACTTGTAATCATGTATTTTATCCTTCATCTCATTTGGTTTGCTGCCGGAAAGTAATTCGAACAATGCTAATCCCTCTTTGCTCCCTTTCAACGGTTCAAACGCGTCATTTGCCGCTTGCTTAACAAAATCATCCGGGGACTTAAAATTATCCTTAACTGCCTCATACTTTGCCAATATCTTTACGGCTTCCTGTAGATTAGGAACAATATCACCGGCTTTCCCCTTCAGCGCAAAAATATCTCCAAGACTTTTAACCGTTCCCGCCCTTGCCGCTTCCGGTATCTTCTCAAAATGCTGGCTGCTCTCTCCCAAAACCGATTGCGTTAATATCTGCTTAACCTTTTCCTTATGCCCTGCATCCATCTTTCCGCTCTTTGGATCAATGTACAAGTGCGCTTCATTCTCCGGGATTATTTTCTTCTTAAGCAATTCATTCACAATATCCGGTCCAATTTCATCAAGATATTGGTTAAGTGTTTCGTGTACTCCCTCAGCCGAAGTAAACATTCCTGATAAATTGTTAAACGTTGCGTCGTCAATTCTCGTTGCTTTTCCTTTCGCTGCTTCCCGTTCCTCCGTTGCGAGCATATTTGAAGTATTACTTATTGCTCCCAGTCGTTGCGCCTCCTTCGCGTCAACATTCGTTCGCCTCACCAAAACCGGCTGTTCCATCTTCTCAACATCCTCAGCGCTAAAACCATATTTCCCGGCATTCTTTAAAAGATCGCTCCGGTATTTCTCCCCTTTATTGTCGTAATGCTGCTGTACGCCTATTCCCCGCCCATTCCCGGCAATAACGTTATAATCTTCGTCAACAATAGGTGCACCGTCCTGTGCGGTCTTGCTGTCGCTTAGGAAATCAAAATTTGGATTAGTTGCAATCTTGTTTATTTGTGCAATACTTTGCGGAGTGCTGCGGTCTCTGTTCTGCGCGTCTGATATCTGATAATCTTTATTTGGGGTTCCATCCGGTTTATGAGAAGCTACTAAATCCTTTGCCTCAACTATTTCATAAATACCGCTTGTTACATCCTTATCACCAAAATAAATCTTCATCGGATCTAAATTACTTACAATTCCTTTGCTCTCTTTTGTCGGTTCAAACAAACTTTTCCCGTTAATGGTCTTCAGCTCATCAAAGGATATACTTTTTTCATCCCCTCCTTCATGGTAAAAAACTTTATCCTTCGATATATCCGTTATCGGTAAATGCTTTTCTCCCAACTGTAATTTTTTAACCGGTCCATCGATCGATGTTTCCCAACTCATTTTATCCGGTTTAAATTGACTTTTTATTCTAAAAGTTCTTCCTCCTGCCTCAATTTCTTTTACAGCATGAAATCTATTCTCTCCAATTGAAAATCCTTTCTCCTTGTGCAGCTTTTCAAAATCTGCAAAATCTTTTGTCCCCAAAACTTCAAGATTCTTTTTACGTTGTTCGGCTAGTGCCTCAACTAATCGTTTCTTTTCCTCTGTGCTTTGCAAACTCCGTTCTTTCCCCCGTGTCCAACGGCTGGGCCGGCTTCCGCCGCGTTTATCAAATCTTGCCCTTTCCTCTTCAGTATATTTCGGCTTAAAACTAAAAGTTCTGGCTGGTTCTTTTACAACCTCATATCCGTTTACTCCTCCAACCTTTTCATGCTTCAAATCAGTTCGCATTTCATTATCTTTCGAATGAGCTGCATAATCTTTGTGCGATAAGAATAAACCTTTTTCTTTTGTTTCTGCATCCTCCAAACTATACCCTTCATCGGTAATATCCCTAATTTTGTATTTCTTCCCCATAAAACTTAACGGATAATCCTCAACTCCGTCAACCATAAAACTAATATCTTGTGTCTCCGGGTTATAGTCCCACCGGACTGTTCGTAAACGGTTCCCGGTCTCTATTCGCTTAACCATTTCAAGATCGCTTTTCCTCCCAAATCCGGTTTGCTTTGCGTTGTTTATAAAATCCTTATACCCCGGCTGTTCTTCATAACTGATATTGTAATTATCCGCTCCTCCTTGTCCGGCTCTTCGCTCTGCTTCTCCCTGGTATACATCACTGTATTTATTTAATCGTTTCTCATCTTTTTGGGGCTCGTATTTCTCGAGTTGTTTCTCAAGATTTATCACCTTCAGCTTATTATCAGCCGTGTTTATCAATGCTGCTTTCCCGGTTACACGGAGTATTTTTGCATCGTTTCCCTCATACAACATCGTATCCCCTTCTCTCATCAATTGGTGTTGCTTAACCTTTTCAACATGCTCTTTTTTGTTGATCACTTTCATCTCTCCCCCAAAATTTACCGCAAGCATGTTTGTAGAAGATTCCTTTATTCTTCCAAGCCGTTCTCCTTGTCTTACAATATCACCAACCTTAAACTCTTCTAACTGATAATCCGCGCTCGCTTGACCTCCCTCAACCGCTTTTCCCGCCTCATCTCTCCATTCCTTTTTACCGGAAGGAAGTTCATACAAATAAATATAACCGTCTCCGCTCTTCGCCGGTTTTCGTTCAATGTATTTATGATTTGGTTTCATCCCTCCTTTTGCGTTCCATGCACTTCCACTGCTCCCCGCCGGTGAACTATTCAAATTAAATACTTTCGGAGTCTTTAAAGACAACGCTACCCCTTTGAATAATATTCTTTTCGTTACAACTAATTCTTTTGATGTAATCCCCTTTAATAACAATGATTTTGCAAGCAATCCTTTCTTTACTGCTTCAGCTTCATATTCTACCCCATTTTTGGTTTTAGAAAAAATTATGCTATTCCCCCTGGCTAAAACTTTATCCGGATCGGTAAGTAAGTCACGAACAATTTCACTTTCACTTTTAACCAAAACCTTCCCCGCTAAAGTTTCAAAACTCCCCGATACTTTTATCTCTTCAGATATAACTTCCGGTTGGTCCAAACTTTTTAACAAAATATTGTTCAGATCTTCCCGTCTCACCCGTTTAACATTCGAGCCATTTTTTAGAACAACATAATTAGTTGAATAATCCACAACTTTCCCAAAGTTGGTATTAACTCCCTTCTTTACACAATTAACCGGTTTACTCCCTAGTAAGTACCCGTTAGCATCCCGCGTAACAATGCAATTACATTCAACTGATTTGGTAATAAATCCGCCTTCATAATCCGGTAATTTGTAAGAAATCATTTCATCAACTCTAATTATTTTTTGTTAAAGTTTGTATTTTCTCTGCAAGCTCATGCTGTCCCAACAATACAAATATTAGCGATAACACTATTCCCGTTACAATGATAATCGGTAATAGCTTTGTTCCCCACCAGCTTAATTTGTTAACACCGCTTTTAAACCCACTGTCAATATGTTGCGTAATCAATCTTTTAAGCTCTCCAATTTCCCTCTTAAACATTTCTTCCATCATCTTCGTTTTCTTCACACCATTATCATAAAGTACCTGGAACAAATCTTTCCTCTTCCATCCAACTTCTTTCCCGTCACTTCCCCCATTCACAATGTAAACCATGTCAAGGTTATCAAGTTTATTTATAATGCGGTCAAACTTATCCCCTATGTGACCAATCTTTTCTCTAATTTCTTCTTTGAACTCATTATAATCTGCTTTGAATAGTTCGTTGTTAAACTCTTTTACAAGTGAATCTTTTTCGTCCATTTTTCTTTTTCCTATATTAGCAATAAAATAATTGAAGTAATTAATAACCCGATCTTCAACCAAGGATAAGCAAAAGGGTCAAACGCGCTTGTGCTCTCTCCGCTGATAAAAAAAATATTTTTATTCCGTGCAATATTTATCGCTCCGTCATAGGCTATCCAAAAAATGGACGCTATTAAGAATATTACCTTAATAGCGTCTCCTAGGTCCATTGAATATGCCAAACTAAAACCAAATGTGATCGCGAATATTCTTTCAAACAGTTGGAACCAATGCCAAAGTTTACTTAAATATTTATCGCGTAAAATATCCGTGACAACATAACGCTCTGCATATTCAAAGCTTTCTGCTAAAGCCGCAAACACCACAAACAACAAACCAAACATTATTGCAGTTATCATTTTCGTCCCTTTCCTTTTAACTTTATATGCACTACCGTTTTCTTAACTACTTTCTTTTTCTTTGCCGCGCCTGGTTCAATCTTTTTAATTATAACGGGCCTTTTCTTCTCCGCCTTATTTGGGAGCAATCCGCTTAAAAATACTTTTACTTTTTCAATCAAATCTTTCATTATTATTTTCTCCTAATTCCTAATTCCTAATTCCTAATTCGTAATTGTTTCCTCATACCATTCCTGCCAAGCATCCTCATCCTCAACCCGCGCTCTCATTTGCCCATGCTCATCTATCCACATAAATTTAGGTTTTATACTAACCCATCTACAATGACATTCTGGGTGTGCGGGACAAGTTGGCATCGAATGTTCGTGATGTTCTTTCTCTCGTAAATTATCTTCCTTGTTCCCGCGGTTCTTGTCAATCCGTTTCCGAATGCTCGTACTTCTGCCGTAATTGTTTTTCCCTACCCAAATTTCAGTCTCCCAAACCTTTGCCCACTTCTCATACTCTGCCCCCTTCATAGTTGTGTAATCTGGCGGAATATCTTTTCTTACTTTAAAAACTTGCCCATTAATTTCAGTCGCACAAAACCCGCAGGCATCCGGCATACTCAGCCCAACAACATAAGCGCCCTCTTCCTGCATTGATATATAACCGTTGTTAAAAATGTAATTGGCTTCCGTAATGCTAACCCTTTTCCAATCCCGATTAATTTCTCCAACATCATCCTTGCAAAGTTCCCGCAACTTTCCAATTAACTTTTTCCCGTCCCCTTGTGTCTTAACATTTTCTACAAGTGCTTCTCGTATCGTCTGGATTGTGCTCTGCGTTGTGTTTGTCATCAGCACGGCGCTTTCCTCTACTGCCTGCTGTAATGCCATTGCCTCCTCAATGCTTAAGCCGTATTGCTTTGCCGCGTCTGTTACATACTTTGGTAAGCTGCTTAAATTTCCAAGCCTGAAGATGTTTCCGGTTAAATCAGTATGCGCTAAATACCGTCCCATCACATAAGCGCGTAAAAGCCATATCTTAGCTTCGTTTATTTTTGTAGTGAAATAATTTTTAATAAAGGAATCAACTTGCTCAAGTTCCTGGGTAGTAAACATTGCCCTATTATCAAGATCGTAATTCTTCTTTAGAAATGATGTTAGCTCTCTATAAAATTCATCCGGTGAAACTACTTCGTTAAAAAGTATATCCTCAATCATCCCGAGTTCTTTTAGATGCAATATTTTCCCGTCTAACGGCGAAATCAGCATTATGATGCTCCTCCTAAATAACCCTCAGCCTCTCTTAAAATCCACTCAACTTCACTTGGGTCAAATCCAGTCTTGTTCGCAACGTCCTTTACCATACCAAGATACTTTTCTTCGGATATCGTCTCTCTTTTTATCTCCCGTTGTGCTGTTGTCCCCTCGCTTTTCATCGTTACAATTATCGGCTGCCCGAAAACACAATCCCGGTAGTGGAAATTGTTTACTGTCCCTTTCGTTTCAATCCCCTCTATTTCTAATACTGTCTGCCCCCACATTTTAATTTTTATCATTGCTTTAATTCCTTATCAATCTCAACATTACTTGCTCCTTTATATTTTTCAATTAATGCTTTATCGTCTTCAGTTAATCCCTCCCCGTTCTGATCACCTTCCTCACCTGGTCCCGCTCCCGGCTGTCCTGGCATCCCTCCACCCATTGCGGCTTGCTGCTGTTCGGCGGCTTGCTGCTGTTCGGCGGCCTGCTTTTGTGCAAAGGCATTTAGCTTAAATTGTATTACACTTTTAACTACTTCACAATTAGCTGCCGGGATATCAAAGAGGTTTGTATCCTCATCAATCATTAAAGTATATTTCTCCTTATCCTCTTCCGCTAAAACATCGTTTATTGATTTACTTGTCTGTAAGTATCCTTTTGTAATCTCCTGCTTAAGTTTCTTATCCTCAATCTCAAATCCGGCAAAATCCAGCTCAACTCTCATCTTTGTAATTTGTTGGAATAAATTCAAACCGTATTTATCGGTAGCATTCAGTGAATCTTTTAGATGGATAAGAAATGTTCTTTCCCCCATATCCTTATTCTCATTTACAACACCGTCCGCGCTCTTTTCCCCTATACTTTGCGGTCTTATCGCGTCTGAATGAGCCCCTAAACTCACTTCCCGCGGATCTGTTCCACTCAACCGGCAAAAGATCGAAAATAGAAGAGTAATCCAAAGGTGGTATTCCATCTCGCGGCTGTTCCCACCTATTCCCACCCATTTACCATCTCCCTTTTCGCTATTCAGTCCAAGAATCGGGAAACGGTTTGGAGCAAGTCCTCCCATGTATGCGCTCATTATCTTCTTCAATTTTTCAAGCTGCATTGCCCCAATTCCGCCTCCGGTGAATAATACAAACCCCTTCGGCAATTTATTATTCATAAAATTGCTGGCATTCATTTTTAACGCATTAATTATGTATGTTAGAATTGAAATGGATTGTTCAACTATCCCGTACCCGCGCTGTGCAAATCTAAAATCACTACGGGTAAAAAAGTGGAATTTCCTTACATGATAATCAGTAGTTGCTCCTAGCCGCATATTGTTATAATGCAAAACATAATCCGGTTCAAGCGGCACTTCGTCTTCATCAATAAAAGCTCTCTTACCCGTTACCATCGCTTCCCAATCTTCAATGTAAGGGTTTAGATAATCCTCCTCCCCTCTCCAATTTGGGTAAACTCTGCTTTTCTTTAATACCGGCTTATAAATTATCGGATCTTGTAAATGTACCGCTAGTGGGTCTCCAAGCCCGTCCCTCCGTATCTCAGCCGTTATATCGTCCAGGTCAAACCAATCTTCATAAGCATTTCCTATAAACTTGGCAAAATTCGCCCAACGGTCGTTTGCCGGGAAAAAGAAATTCTTAAAAATCTTATCCTCCCAAATCCTTAGCTTTAATTTTTCCTCTTTTGTGGGGGAATAATCCGGATCACTAAAAACTAATTTTGCCCCTCGTTGTATCCCGTCTGATTTTGGTGTCCGCCCATACTGCGTTAAACCTAACCGGCGATGGTTCTTAACAAGTCTCCCCGCCTCCGTATTTCCTGCCTTTCTTAACACACGGTATGGAACGTCCTGGTTTTCCCAGTTAATAATTTTTTGTTGCCCTGCATAGTCAAAATTAAGCCCTTCAATTTCTTGTAACGTCGAAATCATTTCTTCAGCAAGAGGTAAAACAATCCCGCCCGCCTTACTCTGCTCATTCAGTTGTTTCTGCAGCTGGTCGTCTTGCAAAATATCGTCAAGCATTTCTTCTGTGCTTAAAATATGCTTTTCCGTATTTTGCGCTTGGGGTTGTCCGGTTTTATCTAAAAAAATGTTCATGGTTTAGAGTTCCTATGTATTAACAATCCGATTTACTTATTTATTTCTAATTTTTAGGGTTGAATATTCAACTTATTCAACCCTTCTTAATCTTAATTCCTTTCAAATCATAAGTATCCTGCTTCCCTTGGGTTATTTTACTACAACGTTTACATTTCCTGTTCAATAATCCGGCATACTCCTCACTATAAGAATGTAGCCCAAATAGACAGAGTATCCTTCCCAACAATGATTTTTTCTTAATTTTCTCCAACTCAGTAAGCCGTTTAATTAATTCGGCCTTAAGCTCCATAGCCCTATTGTGCATCGCTTCCGTACAACCATTAACCCCTAGTTCCTCAACTCTTTTTATCTTTTTGTTCATGTTGTTCTATCTCCTATTTTAACTTTTTCTTTCTTCCTCGCTGTAATTATCTTTCTTTTCAATCCCCAGATTCTCATTGTTCCCAATCTTGCAACATTAAATCGTTCCTCATCAGTAAACTTTTTGCAAGTATTATTAACCCTGGCCTCCCTTAACACCCTACAATAAAGATAATCCTCTCCATAATTCTTGCCCCTACTTAGAACTATTATCTCCGCTCGTTCCGGGATAAACTCTATACAATCCGTCAAACTTTCCGGGATTGCAAAATACAATCGCCTTATCCTGTTATATCTATCTTCGTGGTTATGCTTCTTCTCTGCATCTTTTTTCAGATCTCCCTTACTTATTTTAATTTCAACCTCAGTCGCATATCCGCTTTTAGTAACTATCAACAAATCACACTCATGTATATTCATCCCCCAAGAAATATTTGGTACAATTAAATTCTGCCGGTAATTAAAATGCCCGGCTAATCTCGCCTCTATTTCAAGCGTTGTTATTTTATCCTTCATTTTAATACAACTCCTCACTAATAAGTATCGGTTTATCATCATGCAACATCCCGCTAAACAATTGTCCTTCCCGTTTTGCTATCTCGTATCCTTCAGCCCTAGTTACAAACCTATCCAAGGAAGTTAAAAACCCCTGAACATGCTCAACCGCGTTCCACCTTTCCCCACTTAACATAAACACGGTGAAATAACAATTATGATGCCTTCTCCCGGTCACTACAATCCCGCTCTCAATATTCTTCGGCTGGTGTTCACGTTTCACTCCGTCCTTAAAATGTATCGCCGCACAAATAATAAACTCTCTCATCTTTTTATTCCGTTAAATATTATTCGGAATTTCTTAGTCTGCTCAATTATGCTTTCTGTTTTCATTCCTACTCCCTACGTGTCCGCCTCTGGCGGAATTACTCAAGCCCTAATTCTTTTAAATTTACAAACGAAGCCCCCCGCGCAAAATCCTCAGCTATTTGTGTTCGCTTCCAATCAGCAAAATCCTCCTCACAAAAACTTCGGAACTCAACCATTTCCTCAACATCAAACCCGATCTTATACATTTCGAGAAAATATTTCACATAATTGCTGTCGTGCGGCGGTAATCTCTTCTCCTGGAATAATTTCTTTATCACAAAAAACTTCGCTACCGTTTCATCCGTTAATTGTTCTTTCCCTTCCTCCAAAACATTTACATCTTCACCGTTTATTTTCATGGTTATTGCTCCACGTCTTCAGCTATCGGCTTTTTCTCATCTCCTGGATGCTTTTTCATAAACTTCTTTACTCCCGCTTCCGTAAACCTTCTTCCATACTTCGCCTGGGTCGTATGCCCCAACGAAGCTACATACAGCTTATTCTTTGCATCAAACATCAAATAAACCGGTTCTTGATCTTTCTTTTTCATTGTTCACTTTCATTTAAGATGAAATAATCATAATCATATTCAAACCTTATCCCCGCGCCCTTAAACATTTGGTCCAAGTCAATCGGGCACAAACATTGTTCGTCCTTAACCTCACTATATTCTTTATAAATAATTAACGGTACACCCGGGAATCCCTTTTTCAACTCCCCTACCGTCCCAATTACTTCCTTCCCTTTATAAACTGTTACACACATTTTATTTTTTCTCCTAATTCCTAATTCCTAATTCCTAATTCCTAATTCCTAATTCCTAATTATTAAAGCACTTCTTCTTTCCACTTCTTTAGTGCCGAAACTTCCCGCGTTAAGCTCTCAATCTTCTTCACCAGTTCACCTTCGTTTATGTTTTTTGGCATCGTTGACTTTAGATAACTCAACTGCGTTATTACAGATTTTTGTATCTCAATTATGTTTGAGTTTAACCTATGCACGAAACTGTATATCCGCGTAAATGTTGAAACCTCTCCTCCCATCACTTCCTTAAACAGCGTTGCGCTTATCTGATCTTTCTTCGCTTTGCTTGCCTCCTTGTCTGCCTTATCCCCTTTCGCGTAATTCATTAAGTATTCTGCATCTGCTTCCATCTTCGGCAAACGTGCTAGATAAGTAACCAGCACACTAAGGTAAGTGCTCATAGCGTCCCCGCTTTCATTGCTATAACCGCAAGCTAGCCCTTCAGCTATCTCTATGGCTTCCTCTAAAATCATTTCCGGATCTATATTTTTTAATTTCTCTTTTTCCATCTGCACATCACTATCTTTCTAATTGTTTCAAAAGTTAGATAAGGATATTCCTCATCCCGGATTTTCTCAATGCACTTATCGGAGGACAACGGTTTACCTATCCTCATTTCGTCATACCTTGCCTTTATCGTTCTATCCCTTACGCGCATAGGGTTTAACAACCCCTCGTTCATTAATTGTTCAAATTGCTCATCACTTATTATTTCACCCAATGGATTTTTTACGCTCATCACTCAGCTCCTTTCTTAATTGAATAATTTCCTTCTTCAGTTTGATCACATATAAAATTAAATTCCTTATTGCTCCCGGTATCTTCTCAATCAGCCAATCACGGTTCGTTTGGTTTTCGTTATGATCTTCCGTCCTTACCGCTACACCCAATAAATCCGTGCTCTTTAGCCCTACCGTACTTGTAAACACATGATGGAATTCACTTCCCGGTATTTGCTCTCTCACTAAATCCTTAAACTCTTCATCCCGCTGCGGATTTTGCAAAGCAACATTCTTTATCCGATAAAACAAGACATCGCTATCACTATCGCTTTTCAATCAGCCTCTCTCCCAACCATCAATAAGATTTTTTATTTTGGCTATCGCTTCATATTCCTTCTTTTGCACCATTATTATTTTGATTTGCGGATAATATTTACTCATCCTGTTTAATGCTGTTTGTCCCTTTTGTGTCATGTAACCTTTAACTTCATGATATTCTATTTGGTTGTTTTTAGTAAGCACTTCGAAATCTGGAGTATAAAACCGAGTTCCCTTTTTTACGGGGAACTCGAATGTTTTCTTTTCATATTTCCAACTTATTATCTCTTTCAGCTTAACCAACCAATTCAAATATCTCGCATAATTAGCTTCCCATGTAGAACGAACATAAATTCCCAAATCATCTCTTTTCCCTTTTTTTGAAATAGCAAATCCCGGTTTACCTCCACTATTTCTACTAATTTCCAATTTTACAACTGCTGCTCCCGTCCATCCCGTAAATCTGCCCATTACGCTGCCTCCTCTTCTTGCTGATTGAACAAGTTTTGCATAAACGGTGCTAATCTTTTCTCTGCGATCTTTATGTATTCTTCGTTTAACTCTATCCCTATAAAATTTCTTCCGCTCCTCAATGCAACTAAGCCCGTTGTTCCGGCACCAAAGAAAGGATCAAGCACTATCGCCGGTTTAACTTTCTCCGTTTCACACTTGCAAGTTTTCTTCCATCCAATTGTTTTGGTTTTTCTTAACTGTCCGTGCTCGTGAACGTAATTTATGTACGCTTTTTGTGCCTGAATATCACCCGGATATAACGCTTCCGCTTCCACTCTACTCTCATCTCTTTCCGCTACTATGGTTTGTTCCCTCATAAATGCATTAAGCTGCTGCCCGTGAGATTCATCAGCGTATTTTGTGTTATACATCCGTTCCCCTTGCCGGAAGGTTGGCAACCTTCCGGCAGTCGAATTTTCCGTGTCATATTTTGTTGCGCTTGCGGCTCTTGGCGTATCAACCGAACCTCGGTTCGGTTGATCTTTCGGCATTATTTGATGTTCGGTTGCTCTGCTTCGATATTGTTTGTCTGCATCTTTCAAGAAATCTCTTTTAGAAACTTTCTCCAAAATCCTTTCATACGGCTTCCCGCACTCCGCACAAACACCGTGCTCACTCGTTCCGGCAAGTATGCAAGGCCCAATCAGCTTTTGGGGAAATGTCGCAAAGTGCGCCTCTGCAAATGGCGTTGTGGTCACTTCCCAAACCGAACGCTTATTCCTTCCCGATAATTGTGTGTGTGTTCTTCCCCATTGTTCATGCCCGTTTCTAAACCGTGGGTCATTCTCTCCAATAATGTTATTCAATGCTTTTTGTCCGCCAAATATCTGTGTATCGCCTGATCGTACCGCTTCTTCTCTTATGGCTTCTGCATCATAATAATACTTTTGACTTTTCGTTAGTAAAAATATGTACTCATGCGCTTTGGTTGGTCTATCCGTTACACTCTCGGGCATCGGGTTCTTTTTGCTCCAAATTATATCGCTCCTTAACCACCAGCCGTCTCGCTGCAAAGCTATTGCAACTCTCCACGGTATGCCTATTAAATCTTTTGGTTTTAAATAATTATGTTTAGTGGCTGTCGGTGGTATAAAATCTTCTAATCCATCGTACGCGGGGTTTGGCGCTTGACTGCCGTTAATAATTTCTCTCTGCTTTCCGTTCCCCCGGTTTTGCCCGCCGTAATTTCCCCAACTTCCCCAATAACTATCTCCAAGGTTAAGCCAAGCCGTTCCGTCCTTTCGCAATACTCTTTTTATCTCACGGAAGATTTGTACAACATGTTCTATGTAAAGCTCCGGCGTTGGTTCAAGTCCAAGTTCCCCTTTCCATGCGCCGCACTTAATACAAAAACCGCTTAAAACTTTTGTTGCTAGTTGAAGATTATATTTAGACTTTTCATTTGTGGCTATTCTCTTTTCTTCCGGTCTGCCGTCATTCTTCAATCCACTTTTTGAAAAATCTTTTTGAGCTTTATCTTTTATTATTGTACATGTATCAAATTCATGCTCGCAACTTGCTCCCTTTGCCCAATTCTCTTTTGCCTTTTGTCCGGGTATGTCTCTCAATGTGCTTTTGCTGCTGCATCCGCCTAAATTATGTTTCTTTTTCCCTTCATAAAATTCATGTTCGCCGCATGCAGTGTATCCTTCCGGTTTCCATATCTGCGGCTCTGTTCCGTAATTTCTAACTCCGTAATAAGGTGGCGAAGTTATCATGCAGTGTACACTTCCGGTTTCCATATCTTTCAACCTTTCAAGTACATTTCCTTGTAATATTATGTTTCTCAATACTTGCATCCTCGCGGACAAATAGCTTTTCCGCTTTGCGTATAATTAACATTTGTAAAACACTTCGGGCAGAAGCCAAACAAATGGCAAAACTTTGTGTAGTAGTATTTAATTTTATATTTCAGTTTCAAACTTAACATATATTTTATTTTATGTATTAACATTTATAAATAATTTAATTATCAAACGGCTATCCTAATATCTTCATAAGTAGTATTTGCTCTATACAATGCCTCAAAAATTGATTTAGGCAATACCGAAGGCACCGCGTTCCCTATGTACTTCTTTTGATCTGCCTGCGTTCCTTCAAGAATATAATCTTCATCAAAACCGGTAATTCTTTTCAGCTCGGGAATTCTCAACATTCTCATGTAAATAGCAATTATCCCGTATGCTGCCATAAACATTTTTATTTTCTTCATGTCCTCTGTGTCTGCCTCCTCAACTTTAATCGCAAGCTCTCCCGTTTCAACTTGTATTAAATAACCAGGTCTTTTATTCATGTTGGCAATTAAAGTAAAACAAGGTTTCTCAATATCTCCCCCTACATTGTTATACTGCCGGTTCATTAAAAAAGCCGATACCAAATTAAACTTCGGATTCGCCGTTAAAGTGTTGCAAGCATCATCAACCGAAATCGGTTCACTCGCTCCAAACTGCTGATCAATAAACCTTTCAACCGTTACAAGATTCTTTTTAACAACCGGCAATATTGCGCCGCATGGTTTATTAACAGATTCGTTCTGTTTACCACTGCCATGCTGCATATCAATAAAATGATCTACCGAAACAAGCCCTAACCCGGAACGAACTAAAATTGTTGAGCAAGGCTCATCGATGCCGTTGCCTGCGTTTTGCTTTGTTACCGTTAAGCTCGGTTCGTTTACACTCTTTCCGTTATTAATTCCGGTGTGTTCGTTATTCCCAAAATACTTTGTTATAAATGATTCATCCCCGTTGGCAATAAACTTTAATAGTCCTGCGTATATTCTTCTATACGTGTTCTCACACAAATCTTTTTTCCTCCCAAAAATATTTTCTCCCTTATCCGAAAAATCCAAACACTCTTTTACCGGTCTCCATTTTGGCAAACCATTCTTCCCGTTCTTATCATGTGTTGGTTCCGGCCAAACAATCGGCATTCCTTCCTTTGCAAATAATATGAACAATCTTTTTCTGGAAGTGTTCGCTCCAAAATCAGCAGCATTTAACATTTTCATTTCATAGTGATAACCAAGTTCACAAATTGATCTTAACCACTTCTCAAAATCAATTCCCTTCTTCTCCTTATCCGGTATCATGTAAGGTTTTCCCTTCTTATCAAACATCAGTTCGCCTTTGCCATTTTTCTTCTGTACCAGTGGTCCCCAATCCTTAAACTCTCTTACATTTTCAATCCCGATATATTCCGGATCAAATTCTACAATGTACGGAGGAAGATGTTCTGCAAGTGTCCTGCTGTCTGCGTCTCTGCTCAATCCTCCTTTCGCGTTGCTATGATTTGTACATTCCAAACTTGCCCAAAGAAATTTCTTTGTGAATTGATCTGACGGGACTTCCGGTAATCTCTTCACATCAAACGTTCTAATGTCTTCAACAAAATGTTTTACGTGCGGATGGTTTCTCCAATGGCTCTCAATTGCAAGCCGGTCATGGTTAATTGCACAAATAACCGTCGCTATTTTCATCCCATCAACTACTGCTTGTTCAATCCCCGTTGTCACTCCTCCCGCTCCGCTAAATAAATCAATTACTACAAACTCCATAATCTAGAACTCCTTTTGTTATTTATTATTGTACCCACCCATACGCTAACGCAACTATGTCATGCCGTAAGGGGATTTCATACTTCTTCTCAAAATTAGATTTCTTTCTCCCCTCTCTTTTAGCATTATCCTTTTTATGCTGCGCTTCGTCATTTTCTCTAAAACACTTTTTGCAGATAAATCCCTTCCTATCAATTTCCCCTCCGCATTGTTTACAGTTCTTCACCTTCAACAACCTGTCCGCGCACCCGCATTCACAACAACAATGTGTTACCGCTTTGTTTGGAGATGTTACCTCGTTATTACACGGCGGATATTCACAAATCCGCTTTTCTCTCATCTTAACTTGCCCGTTAATAATCATAAATTTCCCTTACATACTCGGCTAACTTTACCGTTCGCCGCAAATCAAGATTCATCTTTTCCGCTATCATCTTCAGCATCTTGTCCGGGCTAACCTCTTCCCTTAACAAGTCGCTCTTAATATTCATAAACTGCTCTGCAAGTTCCCTTAGCTTTGCTTCGCTTAATCCGTCAATTCCATCTGCCATGCCTGCTACTCCTTGCGTTTCAAGCGCCATAATATCGTGGTTTAATATTGCTACAACGTCCTGCACATCTTTGCTGGAAGAAACCGGATGATCAATTTTATTTCCAAGGTTTAATAACTTCTCCCCCTCGCTCACCCACAAACCGGAAGGAGAGATTTTCTTCATCAATATTTGCAGCTTGTGTGTTTCTTCCGTGTCATCGCAAATTGCAAGGTTGTTGTTCCAAACGTTCCACCTTACCATTTCGTAAAGCTTCACTTGCTGTTTGTTGCTAAAATTATAAGTGTTCGCGTCCTTCCCTTTCGCCTCAAGTTCCTGCCTAAGCTTTTCATTCTGGAAGTGATCACTGTTCGCCGTTTTTATGTTTGGGAATGCTTTTAAAAATATCGAAAGGATATCGCCTATCTTCAAATAATCAACCGGACAACCGGGAGATGGTTCAATAACAACAAGCACATCTACAATCGGTTTTTTGTTGGTAAGAATAACTTCTGTCTCTGCATCTAGAAACAACTCCATCCTTTTTACATCAATCGTTTCGCCGTAACCAACGCCCACAATAAACCTATCCTTTGTTTTACCCGCGTCGTATGCTAAACATCTCTCCCTCTTGTCTCCTACGATATTTATTACCTCAATACTTGAAACTGTTTTTGTTTGTCCGTTCTCTAATTTTCGATACACTTTGGTTTGCTTGTAGTGTATCTTGTTCTTTATCGCCGGATCAACCGCTTCTTTCAACTTAAAGCTGTAAGGCTGGTAAAAGTTGTCCTTGCTTATCGGCTTTACACAACCGAACCGGCAATTGGCACGTAATGGATTTGTCCTAAATTCCTTTTCAAACATCGCTTCCGTTCTTGCCGGGTTAAAATCCCAGGTTGTGGCTTTCATTCCGTACATGTCGGGATTCTTTAACTTCCCTTGTTCGTCAAGTTCTTGCGATAACTCAAACCTGTAGTTTGTTAGATCAAAATCTGTTTCATTCGGATAAGCCCATTCCATTGTTTTCCCTATGTTGCCCGGGAAACTCGCCTTTGTATTGCCTAAAAGAAGTTCCAGCAATCCTTCCGCCTGCGCGTAAGTTACCTTTGTTTCAGCCCGGGAAAGTTCGTCCGCATACCCCCTGAGCATGTGAATCCCTTCCGGCGCTTGCTTGCTGCTGTTAAAGGATAAAAGCCTTATGCTTCCGCCGCCGCTCTTCTTTACCGGGAAAATAATTTCTTTCTTCTTCAGATCTCCAAACTGTTCCCGAAGGTCCAGCCCGGCGTATCTCTCAAACCAATTATCTCCCGTCTTCGGGTCTTTTGTTAGCTTCAATACGTTTTTCACACTTTCAAAGAACGCTCGCTTTGCTTGCAACTCGTTTACCATGCTAACGTTTACGAGATCAAACGTTTTTTCCGGAGGATAAGGGACAAGTGAACCCGTTACTTTACCAAAATATTCATGCGGATTTTCTAAACAGCTTATCCTATAAGTTGCGTAAGCAATATCACCCTCAGCCCAATAGTTTTTCCCTCCCTTCATTCCAACAAGCAACACTATTTCATGAAACTTCTTATCCCAAATTGCCGGATCATCGCCCCAAACAGCAAGATAAGCCTCTCGCTGAAGTTTGCCCGGTTCTCTTCCAAGAAATTCTCTTAGAAAAGAAAGTACGTCCGCAACCTCACCAACATCGCGCCGGTATATTGCGTTCTTACTCGTCTGGATCGCTATTGAGTATTTCTGCGCTGTCAATCGTTTCTTCCAGGGTCTCTTCGTTCTTGGCGAATAATCCTCTAACCACTGGGTTAATTTCGATTGCTCTTGTTCGATATTCAACATAAGTTTTATCTGATAATATTTTCATTGCTGTAAATAGTGTGTCTAAGACTTCCTTCACTTGCGTCAACCCCTTTGCTACAATCTCCAACTCAACAAATGCCTTAAACTGATTCCTTAACTCTGCTATCGCTTTTATCCTCAAATTATCCCTTGCGTAAAAGTTCCCCGCCTCAGCTATTGCAAGCCCTATCCGTTTATAAAGCGCATCCTTTTCTTTCTGCAATTCAATCATTCCGGCTTCGGTACTCACCTCCGTGCTTGCATCCAAGAATTGATCTACCTTTTTATTTAGCTCTTCTAACTCTCCTACAACTTTCTCACTTTTCTCTTTCTGCTCACCTTGTATGCTTTCAAGATTGTAAACACTGTACTTCATCCCCGCAAGGATATCAATTACGTTGTTTACAATTATCTCGCTCTTCTTAGTTATGGCAATAGCATTGGCGGTAACGCTAAGTTTGTTTTTGTGCGCTTGCTTCATCGGTCGGGCTTTGCGCGTCTTTTTCCCTTTCGGCTCATCAATGTACTCGGCTTTTATCCGTGCAATTTTTGAAGTGCTCTTGAAGCCGTATTTCACCATTATTTCCCGAAACGGAACGTTTTTCTTTATAAGCTCAACTATCTCTTGGTCGAATTCTTTTGTCCGCATTATAGTTCGTTCTTATTTATTGTTCTTTTTGTTCTGATTTTTCGGACTGTTCTGCAACATCTGTTCTACCCGCATCATTTAAGGGGAAAATGTTAGTCTGTTCTGTTTTCCCTTCGCTGTTCTGCTCTTCTTTTGGTTGTTCTGCTGCAGTTTGGGCTTTATCCTTTTCGTAAAATGGTGTCACTGCTGAAATGATTGATCTAAAACAAATCATATCAAGCTCAGTATGGTAGGTGATGTCTCTTTGCGGTACGAAGCTAATAAGTAACTTGCTTGCATTTGTTGCAATGTGATCTATGATACTAATATTCTTTCTCCCATTTGTAAGCGTAGTATGTTTCTTTAAGAATATCCGCGCGAAATCAAATACCGGTTTATCCGGTGACTTATCAAATGCCGGGTCAAGCGAAATCTTTTCTAAGTTATATTCAAACGTGTCTGAATTTATCCCGTCAACCATTAGATGAAATCTCAAAGTGTTAATGTTATCCCAATAGCATTCAAACATGATCTTCTTGCATTGTAAAACATTAACAACAACCCCTTTAGCTGTAAATATTAACGGCATTGCCGCTTTCTTCCCGATGTGGTTAAGCTGTTGAACTATATTTGAGAGGATCTGAATAATCCCCAATTCTTCATCACTATCATCCGTTTTTGCTTTCCCTCCTAAGAAATAATTCCCATCTAATTGTCGCTGTTCCACCTTCTCCCCAAATTTATTTATCTCTCCTTCAACGGATGCAGACAACTCAAATAATGATTCCCTATTCATTTTGATTATTTTGTCCCCAATCTCCTTTATTGCGCTTATTATCGGTGAGAAAATAAATGCCAAAATTGAAATGAATAACTTTTTCATAGTACGTTCCTTTGTGTTTATTGTGTTTACTCCGCCTCTGGCGGATTGTGTTTTGCTATTTTTCTCTTAAAATGGCAGATCTTCTTCAGCCTCACCATTCGGCGGCGCTTCTCCTTGCTGATCTCCCTGGTTACTTTGCTCGCTGCTCTCGCCGCGCGCTTCGTTCGCGCCAAGTGGGATAATTTTGCTTGCTACAACTTTCGTCCGGTACTGTTTTACATTATCTTTTTCGAAACAATCCGTCCTCATTTCTCCCTCAATAAAAACCTTTGCCCCTTTCTTTAACCGTTCCTTTAAATATTCCGAAGGGTTCCAAACAACAATATTATGCCAGTCCGTTTCCTTAATCCAATTCCCCGCTTTGTCCTTCCAACTTCTTTCCGTTGCTACACTAAATGATGAAACGGTACTTTGGGCCACGGCTCTCGTCTCTGCGTCTCTCCCCATCGTCCCTAAAAGTATTACCTTATTTGCTGTAAATGACATGATCTCTTCTCCTTTGCTAAAAAATAAAATTGCTTATTGAGTAATGGAGTTTCTTTACCTCTCCCTCTATTAGTTTTACTTCGAACTCAAGTTTACCGGTAAAATTTGGACGGTATCTCCCGCTCATTAATAATGCTCGGATAAGTTTTGTCTCGTATTGGTGACGCCTTGTGACTCCTGCGTCCTCACCGTTAACTTCTATCCGTTTCAACTCCCCGCGTCTCCACCTCGTAACTATCTTTGTTACTGTTTCCCCTTCGCTTTTACTTTTGTTCGTTGATAATTCTTCAAATATTTTTTTCACTTCCTCAAGATCAAATCGCGGCTTAACTCTTGTCCTCTTCTCCATGCTTGGCTCCGATGTTATTTAAATAAAAATCTCATGTGTTAACTTATTCCATTTTATTTAATTTTACAAAAACTATTTTTTAATCACTAGTTGTTTATCCCCCCCTACTGTTGTTATGGGGGCTGTACTATTTATAAATTTCAAAGTGCAATTCTTATATTCACACCCTTCCCCTCCTCTGCAATATGGATACGTTCTACACATATCCGGTCGGTCTTTATATATGAGACACTTACCATTCTCATCATCAAGATTCTTGCAAGTGAAAGCATTGTTTTTATACTCCTCTTCCGTTTTCATTTGGAATTCTCCGCTACCAAATAATAAGTCTCTTTTGTTCGCTTCTTCGAATGTTAACGGAATTAACATATCCGGGATTTGTCTATCTCTCTTAGAATATTTCCCGCTTTTAATCCTTTCAGTTATCCCTTCTTTCGTCTCTCCTCCTATAAAAAAGAATCTACAGCAATTCCCCGAACATTTATGCTCCTCAATAAAAGTACCGAATTTATTTTTAATTGTTTTTGCCATTTCTGCCTCAATTGTTTACTTCCATTTTTCTAAAATTATCAGCATACCCGCGGATGTACTCTCCGGCTTCAATCATCGCTTCATCTTCGCTATCCACAAGAAGATTGTTTTGCAAGGTCTCATCCCCCTTAATGTTGGGGAGCTTTACTACAAACTTAATTTTCCCAACAGATTCTACTTTGGTTATTATGGCTACTGTCATATCGTTTATCCTCCCAATCCTCATCCAGCGTCCGAACTTATCATCAGCTTCAGTTATGCTGTAACGCTTCTCCCAAATAATCCCGGCGATCTTGTTTTGCCGTTTACCGAGTTGGAGGGCTTCGTGCGCCAATTCAACGGCAGATATTTCTTCATTTTCCCATCTATCCACCAATAATGCGAACGCCGTAGGTCTGTTCTCCTCAATTAATTGAGTGGATGAATTTGATTCTACTTTATGTTGACCAAATCCAAAGAAATCAATCAAGGATTGCTCAATGTATCTCCATTGAATCATTATATATTCAAATGGTTTCGTCTGAGCTTTAAGTTTTTCCGATATAGCAAATAATTCTTCTTTCCTTTGCTTAACCAGTTCTTGTAAATCTTTAGTTTCTTCACCTATTTTATCCTCATAATATTTAATCACACTCAACAAATCAGCGGTTGTTGCTGTATGCAAGGTTGCAATTTCAAGTTCATTCGTTTCTGTGTTAAACACACGTATTCCGTAATCGTGAAACATCCCTTGCATTTCCCCAAGTTTTAGAGATATTCTCCCTGCTTCCTCTTTCACTTTTTTCCTGTCAAAAACTTTTTCTAAGCTCATACTTTTTTCTCCGCTATGCTTTTTGAATTAATAATTTCCTTAAGAATCGATTGAAAGTTTTCTTCTCCTGGTGGTCCTTTGCCGTTATCGTGCAACACCGTTTCCGCCTCAATTTTTTCTTTATCCTTATCGTTTTGGGCTAATTCCTCACGGTAAATAATTATTGCATCCTTTATTTTTCCCTCAATTCTTGAAAATAAATACCGGAAGTTTTTCTGTTCTGCCGTAAAACCTTTGTACTCAATAAAAACGTTGAGTGCGATTTTATAACATCGGTCTTTCGGGAGTACACTCTGAAAAAAAATATTAAAAAGCCTCGTTCTTACCGATTTTGTTATTCCCAATTCACAATAATACTTTACCATGTCAATCAGCGCGGTTTGTAAAAAGTAAGGATCGTTAAAATTTGAAAACGTAAAAAAGTAAGGAGTTTCTTCTGTTTTTGTTTCCTCTTCTTTACTTTTGTTTTGTATAGTTTTATTTACTTTACTTTGTGTACTAAACTCCGGTGCTTTCTCCGTGTTAATAGGGGTTTTCTCTGGTATTACTCCGGCGGCAATAGGGGTTTCCTCCGTAAATAACTCTAAAGTTTCAACTTTCGGGGTTTCATCTTCATCTATCAAATTATATTCTTGACCGATCACACTATGTTTTCGCTTTGCATCGGCGCAAATTTTAAGATACCTCTTTTGTATCCCTCTGCCGGTTAAAACCTTGTATTTGTCAAACAATTTTTTACTAAAAAAATCTCTTTTCAATAATTCAGTTACAACCCCGTCAACAATTTCACTCAAATTATCACAATCCGGCGCTCTCAATTTGCTTACAAACAAAATCTTAACGTCTTCATCCCATTTTGTTAAATACCCATTCCGATAAATACGCTCTAACAATCTTGCTGTAATTGCCTCACCGATCAATCCGTACTTAGCCGGAATAAATTCAGTTTTCTCATCTTCATAAAAGTCAACGTTATACGGGAAATAACTTATCCCTACTTTTGTTGGGCGTGCCATAATGTTTGCTTTCGTTAATTTAATTTTACCTGGTAATGGACCAACACCGCGCCCCCTTCATTCCAAAGAAACGAACCGCGCCCTAAACCGGTGTATAGTTCAAGTTTCCGTTCGCCGTTCTGTATCTCTATCCCGTATTTAATCTTACTCGAGATCAATTGATCAATTGCCTGTGTAAATGTCATTTTCTTTTCAACAATTACATTCGCTGAATGGAAGAGAAGATCTCTCTTTTTCCTTCTTTCCTCCAAAAGTTCTATAATCCATGCAATCATATTTTTCCTCTTTGTTTTAATTGGTTCAACTCGAAATACATTAACATGTGCTTTAAGGCCTATAAATCCAACCGGCCCCTTTTCTGTTTCTTCTGGATTTATTTCTATTTCCATTTTAAGCCTCTTCGTTAAATTTTACTGACAAAATAAACTCAAACATCATTTCCATCTCCGGATTTCTCCAAGCTGCGTTCAAATATGTTAGCCTGATAGGTTTTTCATTTGCATAATGGTGTTTGTTCGCTTCAATGTGCCGCAAACAAGCTTTCTCCGTAAAAAAACAATTATCGTAACTAACTATTTCTTGAAATTCCGTTCTTTCAAATCGATCTTGATATTCGTCATCACCCATATCCTCATATCCGGCTTCTTCCTTATCGGGTATCTCGTCATAAAATTGGCTCTCATCCTTTTCGACATATCCAAATCCACCCGATTGGCACAAACTCTCTCCATAAACCCTGTCGGTCTTTTTTACCTGGAAGAAATAAGGTTTTGCGGTTGCCCTATTGTCCTGTGTGTTTATCTCATTTTGTAAGTTCTTTAAGAACTCAAATTGTTTTTCCGTAACCTCAATTAACGGCATACTATTTCTCCTTTGAATTTATTTTAATCTTATTTGCCAAATTTTGTTGTTTAATATTTTTGAAACCGTAGTTTTTTTTATCCCGAAACTTGCGGCTAATTCATTTATTTTAATTTTTGGGTTTAGAAGCTTAGTGTTACGTATTTCATTAACATCATCCCACGTTAGTTTTGTCGTACTTTGATTACGATTGTTCACTGCTGAAGTCACAAATCTACAATTATTTGGTTCATAGTTGCCGTCATTATTTATTCGATCTATTTGTAAACCCTCTTTCCATCCATTAGCCATCGCCCAATTATAAAATGACATAAAATTATTCAGCCATTCTTCGCATATCTTTATTCCGCGTCCACCATAACGGTGGTATCCACTTACTTTTGGATTATAACATCGTTTTTTCATCCCCTCTAACTTCCCATATAAAGAATGTTGGCTTAATCCGTGTTGTGTATTAGCATTTTTTGCACGCTCAGCTTGTAAACACCCACAACTATTAGTAGGTATTTTACTATTCCTTAAAGCCGAAAGAAATACTTTCGTATCCCTACCACAATCACATTGGCATCTAATTATTCTTTTAATTTGGCCTGTACTGGTTATGTGTCGGTCAGCTTCTCCTGTAACCACCAACCTTCCAAACCGATCCCCAATCTTTATATTAATTGGATTCATCTTGCACCCCTTTCAGCATCTTCTCAATAATATTGTATGGCGTTTCGTTTAGCTTCTCCGATAACTCCAGCAGCTTCTTCTCCGTAGGAATATTTAGCTCAAAGTTCTCGTAGTGATAAAGCTCAAACACTTCATTAAAATCCTCGAACGCATACTCAAGAGCGCGGGGAAGACGACTATGATTAAGCTTCTCCAAGTTGTAATTGTTGGTGTCGGCGATGCACTTAACAACAACTGCAAGCACATCAAGTTTTTCTGAAAGGACACAAGCGAAGGACTGATCGGGTTTTTTGCGGATCGCAAATAGTGGGTTTTGTTGGGTTGAGTTCATGGTGAACCTTCGTAATTTTAGACAAATAAAAAACGCCAAGACTTGTCTATATCTACGAAAGATACCCGCTCTCTCACGAAAAGCGGAGTCTTGGCTTGAAATTAAATCGCTCTGTACTTTAAAATAAAAGTACCGCGTTGACGGAGCGGGTTTACCGTTCGTAATTTTAGACGGCGGAAAATTAATATGTTTTTTTATATTATCCAAATTATTTTTTTGTCTTTAATTTTTAGATATTAAACAGACGAAACTCTCTTGACGCCAATAAACCTTCCATCGGTTCCGGTAATTGCCGGTTGCTTCGCATTCACTTTCTCCGGGCTTCTCAATCTTTGCTATCACTGCTTGCGCAATTAGCTTTTTATCGTGGTAGAAGTATATTGTGTCTCCTACTTTTGCCTTAACCGGCCAAACAAAAGCCCAAAACTCCCAACTATCTTCCGGCGGTTCCTCCCAAAAATGTCCTATAACTGCATCTGATACGTTAATTTTCATCGTCTGCATTCTCCTCAATTCTCCGCAATCCAAGTCTTTTAAGTAACTCCGGCGTAGCTTTCTTTAGATCCGCGAAACTATTTACTAGGAAAACCATACTTCTTTCACTTAATCTTTTTTTTGAAAATGCTTTTTGAAATTGTCTCATTATGTACGGGTTTTTGCATCTAAGCATTATTATATCGCCGTCATTAACTTCTATTTTTTTAATTGCTTTTTTAGTGTTCCTAATGCTTGCCATCATTTACTCCTTCCGGGAATTCATTATGTTCAACTCCGTCTAACAATCGCCCCGCTTTTTTCTTCCCAACTCTTCTTACATTTCTACCAATTCCGTTTTTGCTTGCTATTCCCGTATCCATCGAACCATCGAACCAAAGAGTTCTGCCTTTGTGTATATCCGGTTCCGGCACCCATTCTCCCCACTGTTTGAAAAAGAATGGCACGTTTGCCTCTTTGCATTGATCTCTTAAATTGCGTACCCAATCCGGGTGTAATGGTCGCGCGTTTGGTCCGCTTTCACCTCCCAGCACTACCCAATCAACCCCTAGAGCATCACCGCAACCGTCTTTCACTTCGTGCAAATATTTTTTAATGTCGATCACTCCGAGCATCGGCTCAATGCTTACCCATAATTTCACCGTTGGAAATCTTTTTTTAATCTTCAGTAATTCCGATATTCGTGTGTTTGCGCTTTGTTGATCATTTACAGATGTACCATACCAAATGTTTTTACAGTGGGAGAACAGATCTCCAACTTTAGTTTTGTTTAATGATAAATCCATCCACAAAGGATCAATTCTATCCATTGGCAAAGAAAAGAATTCATACATCCGCTCCGGTCTTTTTGTCAAAACCAAAAATGCATGCTGGGTTATCACTCGTTGCATTACCACAAATACCTTGAAAATAAGTTCAAATGGAATGTCTTTATGAAATAAATCTCCCATAAATTGAACTCCTATCGTCTGCGGTTTGTGCCATGAAAAGGGTTTGGCTAACTCACTATTCTTTATCTCGTATTCAAATACTTTCGTATCGAAAGGAAGTTTGTTCCCAAATCGGTCATTCATCCCCTCAGCCCAACAATTACGGCATCCTTCGTCTACGTGTGTACAGTGATAACCTTGTCCGCTTTCACCTTTTATTATGGTTTGTATCGGGTTCCAAGATTTTGTTAAATATTCTATTTTTGTATCTGCCGCCATATTTGCTCCTTTGTTACTTACTTTCTGCTAATATTTCCAAATGGTTATACTTCCATTGCGAGACGAAACGGTTTTCTTTCAAATCCTCCTTTACCGAAGCGATTAGTTCTTTTTCCCATTCAGTTAAGCCTTTCTTTATTTCGGCTTTCTTCAAATTGTCTTCAATAAATTTCTTTCGTAAATCCATCTTCGCTCCCGGCTAATTAATTCGCTTAAATTCAATCACCCACGTCCAAGAATTTTTCTCCCAAGATTCTTTTCCGTTAATCTTTTCCCAAAGCTCTTGATAATATTCTTTTGCCGCTTCCTCGTCAAGAAAAATATTGTCATGGTTATAATCTTTGCATAATTCTTTATCAATGCCCTCGGCGATACAATCTACGCCGCTAATGTTATTTAATCTTTCAACTCGTATATTAACTATCTCAAGCTGTATTCTTGAAGCTTTGCGAGGCATAAAAATAGATGGTTTCCATTTTGCCTTTGTTTCAACCGGTACATCTAAGCTATCAGCTCTATAACAAATTCCACGAAAACACTCGTTTCTAAAGCTAAAGGTCTCCCTAACCCAAAGTTGATCTCCAACGTTGCCATAGGGGCAATAAACGGCTCTGCTTTCCCCTTCCAAAGTATCGTATTGATAAGGTTTCCACTCTTCATTATAAATTTGCTCCCAATCTAATACCGGAGGATTTTCCATATAGATTACCCCATTTTCGTCCGGCTGTGGTTTAATTATTCTTCTGGTTTGAGTTTTTCTCCCCTCTAAAATCGCTTTTACCATTTCGCCGCTAAATAATATCGGATGCTCTTTCATTTATTTCCTTTCATGAATTCTGGGTAGACTATCCCTTTTATTAAGATATAAGATTTTCTTGGTAACACGACATGCGCATTACAATCCAAGCATCCCCATATTTTACTTTTCCGTTGTCCATAAAAAGTACATGTCCCTAGCAAAACAAACCTTAGGTTACCGTGTCCACAAAATGGCTTATTCATTTCTTATCCCCTTCTGAATAATTTTTTGGCACATATACTGCTACCGTTTTTCCGTTGTTGACTTCGTATAAAAGTTTTACTTCACCATTAAACATTGCATTTGCAAATATCTTAGTATTATTAAGCTGCTCTTTGTAATTCGCGTTCTTTTTTATTCCGATTTTATCCCTAATTCTCAATTCCTAATTCCTAATTATTTCAAAATATCCGTCATGCAATTCAATCCGCTGGGGAATCTGTTCTATCAATTCGGGCCGGTGTGTAATTACTATTGTGTTATAAACGCCGCTTCGTTTGTGAGCTTCCTCAATCACCTTAAAATAATTTCCTGCACTTTCTACATCCAGAGACCCATCTCCTTCGTCCAAATAACCGGTATCTACTTTCACCTGCCCCTGGCTTCTTTTAAAATGAGCTATCGCTAGCTGCATTGCAGTTTCAATTTCTGTTTTCTGCCCCCCGCTTTTATTTAGAACATCACAAATACCGTCTTCATCAATAACATTTGTTTTGAAGATTTCTATTTGCTTCTTCTTATCCTTAGTGTATTTTGTTGTTTCAAAAACTATCCTAAATTTATTGTCATAATTTCTCAAAGATTCATTTGTAAGCCTCGATACTTCAGATCCGGAAATTTCCAATTTAAGAACCGGAATTCCGGTTTTTGACATAGCCTCTCTTATAATCCCCCACTGCTTAATTTCTTCTTCAACAAATAACCGTTCTCCGTTTTTCAACTCAATTGTATCTGTTAAATATTGTTTTTTTATCAATTTATTGTTTAAGTCTGCTATCTCTATTTGCATGTCTGTTAATTTCGTTTCAGTCTCTTTCAACCAATTTTCTTCAGCCTCGAGCTCGGTTCTTGAATTCTTCAACATTACCTCTTTTTCGTTTTTTTGAATTTCAAGAGTTGTATCTATCTTCACTAAGTTTGCGGCTAATTCCTTTTTTAACCCTTCGTTTTGCATCTCATATTTGGTGAAAGTAGAGTTTTTCTTCTCCGTATAAAAATTAATGATTGCCTTCCGTTCTTTTTCTAATAACTCTCCATGCTTAAGTATTTGATTTTCCACATCTTGCAAGTTATTGTTTAATCTATCCTGTATATTAACAAGTCTTTCTTGTAAATCATTTTTTTGTTTGCGTTTGTCTCCATTTGCTTTATCTAAATTTTTAATTTCGCTTTGCCATAACTCGTCGTTCTTTTCTGCCTCCGCAAGTTCTTTATCAAGCGCATCCCAATTAGTTTTTGCAAGTTCGGCTAATTTTCCCGCCGCTTCTTTTACCTTTTCTTTTAAAGCAATTACAAGTGTATTGATAGCTTCAATTTTACTGGTAAAATTATTTTGTATGAATTCCTCTTTCGCTTTAATCTCCTCATCTGCTTCAGTCAAAAACTTTTTGGTCCCTTCGAGTTGCAATAATATTGCTATACGTTCCTTATCTTTACTCCCAATTTTATTATCATAGTCGTCCTCAACGTCTTTTAACGTATCCTTGCTTTCCATCGCTCTTGTTAGGAACATACAATCGCGTCCTATAACTTCGTTGCATGGTACTTTATCAATTGTTGATATTTCTTCCCTTAGCCGATCTAACCCGATTTTTTTCAATTGTTCTAAAGATGTGATAAGTTCTTTTATTGTGGAAAGTTGGTGATCTTTCTGAGATTTTATTTTATCGGTATTCGAATAACTCTCGCGCAAAGCCTGTAAAAGTTTTTCCTCTACTTCTTTCCCTTCTTGCAATTTGCCTATTTCTAATAAATGCTCTTTCTCCTCTGCAAGTAGTTTCGCTGCTTCTTCCGTCCATTTCTTTTTTCCATCCAGATTAATAGCTATCGTTCCCTTATTCTCAAGTATTGTTTTACTTCTGGTAATCTTTGCCTCAATTTGGACTTTCTTCAAATCGTTTGCATTGATCTCATTATTTAAAACAACAATTGAACTGTTTATTTCTTCCTTCTCTCTGTCGGCTTCACCGGTCAGAAAATCTTCTTTCGTCTCCAACTCTTTTATGTGCTTATCAAATTCATTTGAAGATTCAAAAGTATTTAGTCCGGCATCTCGCTGCCCATCAATTTCAACCAGTTCAAGTTCTTTCTTCTCTTTGTGGAATTCTATCTCCTCGGTAAGTTCTGTTATCCGATCATTTATTTCTTGCTGCTGTTCAATTTTTATACTTAGCCCGGCAATAACTCCGTTTAGGTTTTCAATCCCTCCCCTATACTCATTAATCTTTTCCTCACACTTCATTTTTGAAGATGCTAATTCCTCCCTTGCATAAATCTTGCTTTCAATATCTTCCTTGGAAGTCTTACAACCGGTCATTTCAGCAGTGAATACCTTAATTTCATTTTCCAAAACCTCTAATTTATTCTTTTCGTTTTGGAGATATTTCTTTGCGTTATCTTCTTTGGGAGTGTAGTTGTTAATATCAAGTATTTCATAGAATAATTCACGGCTTTCCCCTTCTTTTAAAGAAAAAATTCCTTTTGTTTTTTGCGCTGCGAATACCGAATTGAAAAACAACTTCGACGAACCAAACAATTTTATTACTTCTCTATCATAGCTCAACTTCAACCCGTCATTCAAAGCAATACCATTCTTATAAAGATAGGCCTCGCTCTTTTTAGTTAATCCGTCAATTAATAATTTTGTTTCGAAGATGTTCTCTCCGCCCGGAGTAAACCTTAACACGCGGTATGAATCTTTTAGTTCGAAGTGTTCTTCTAATGTTCCGGGCTTTGATGGAAGCTCCCGGAATGGTTGTGAATTGTCCATGATAGTAGATTTGCCTCTCCCCGTTATTCCGGTTATGGCAATTAGCCCCGGCCCAAATTGGGTAAAATCAATCTCTATTTCTTCAAGACCCATACCCTTCCTAACGCCGATACTCCCTCTTAGATTGAGACCTAATAATTTCATACTGCTTCTCTCCATCTTTCATTGTTTAAAATATTGTTAATAGTGCGCCTACTAACTTCAAAAGTTTTAGCTAATTCAGTATTTTTTGTCTCTGGATTCAAAAGTTTAGCGTTTCTTATATTGTGCACATCTTCCCAGTTAAGTTTTGATGTTCTCCTATTGTGTGTGTTTTCTTGGCTTGTCACAAACCTGCAATTGCTTGGTTCATAATTCCCATCATTATCTTTTCGGTCTATTTCAAGTCCATCTTCCCATCCATTTGCCATTGCCCAATTATAAAATGACATAAAATCATTCAACCACTCTTCACAAACTTTTATACCGCGTCCGCCGTAACGATGGTATTGCCCATATTTAGGATTATAGCAACGTTTTTTCATCCCCATTAATTTTCTGTATAAAGGATGATTTATAAGCCCATGCTTCGTTTTTGTAATTTTCATCATTTCAATTGTAAGACAACCACAACTAAGCGTAGGTTTTGTTTTACTGTTAAGTGACCAAATTGATACACCAATAATTTCCCCACAGTCACATTGACATTTAGCAACCCTTCTGCTTTTCCCCGAAGGGCAAACACGCCGCTCACCCTCAGCTATAACTGTTAATCGTCCGTATCGTTTCCCGATTTCTAAAGGTTTCATCTCAAATTCCTTTTAAAACACGAAAGCCATCTGCAAACGGTGAGATGAAACTTTGGGGTTTCCCGAAGGCAAATGGCTTTTCGTAATATTAAAAATTTTAGTTTCATCTCATTCCAAATTTATTAAATGTTATTTTATAAAACAATACATGTATTAACTTTTCTGCAAATTATTTTGCAACCATCTCCGCCGTCTCATTAGTTCCGGCATAGTTTCAAGTTCAATGCTTCTCCCACCAAGCTTAATCCAATCCTTATGCCCTAATTGCCAATCTACCGTGCCGTTTCCTCTATTCTTGGCGTAAACCATAGCTAAGTCATTTATCTCTTTTCTAAGCGTCTTTATCTTCTCAAATATCGGTATCTCTTCAGCGGTTGGCTGCTGTACAACGTTCTGCGCTATTTGTTGGGCTTTTCCCCTTGGCAAACCAAACATTGTAGAGATCTTATCGGTAAAATTTGTTTTAATTTCCAAAGTTCCGGTAACTTCCGCCGAAATTACTTTGAAGTCCTTTTTCTCTTTTTCCTTTGGTTCAATTTCCTTCCCAAATAAATCTTTATCCCACTTCTCTTTTGCTGTGTTTAACGCATGGTCTCTTTCCTGTTCAATCTCTCTGGCAAATCTTACTAACTCATGTCGTTTGGGAATGTACAAGTAAGCATCTTGACTTTTAAGGTGTGCCAATACTCTTATAAACCTTCCCGTAACCTGCCTAAAGAATAATTCGCTCTCTACATTAGTTGCATAAACTCCTACACGTAAACGTGGGATATCAACTCCTTCAGATACCATTTTTACGCTGATCAACCATTTATCTTTTCTTCGCTTGTACTCTTTGATGTGTTTACTCGCGTTCTTATCATCACTAACCGCAATAACCGGTGATTCCCCTATTAGCTCAAAGATCATCTTCTTAATCCTTGCCGCATGCTCTTGATCAATGGCCAAAACTAATCCCCCCGCGTCCGGATGATTGCCTCTTCTTATCTCATTTAACTTTTTATCCGCATCAAGAAAAAACTGCTTCATAAACTCGCCGGATGGATCAAGCGCGGTTCTTAATCTTTCGCTCTCTCTGGCCTGGTTAATCTGTTCCTCAAAACTATGGCGGTAGGTAGTTCCGTCTGTTTGCCACTCCATTATTCCATCGTATGCCGGGAAGTAAATTGCCCGGCAAACATTATCTTCTACTGCTTGCTGGTATGAATAAACATAATCAGCTACACTAACATCATTCACATATTTAACAAATGGTATCGGGTTATTATCTTTTCTAAATGGCGTACCGCTTAATGAAACTCTAAAAAAAGCATTCTCAAAAGCTGTTAAAAGTGCGTCTCCCCAAGTTTTACTTTCCCCCGCATGATGGATTTCGTCCAATATTACCAACGTGCTTGTAGTTTCCGTAAAATGTTTATGGATATCCGCATCCATCCCAAGTTGCGCGTAAGTAAGCACAACTCCGTGATAATCGCTTCCTTCCTTCCCTATCCGGTTCGCTACCATTGGATCAAGATCAATACCGTAAAGATGTGCATCTTCCGCCCATTGTCCCTTTAAATTCTCGGTTGGAACAACAATTACAATGCGTTTTATGTACTGCATGAAATAAAGTTTGTGTGCTATCCGCAAAGCTGCGCGGGTTTTCCCCGATGCCGGTGTAGCGACAAACAAGGCATCTTGCGCTTTCGCTTTAACTTTTTGGATTGCTATTTCATGTACATTCTGCTGCCAAGCTCGCAACGGATGTCCCCAAAGGGTTAATGATCTTGGCATATATTTTTCTTTGCTAAGCTAACTTATATATTTTTGTTAATGGTTTTGGTGTTGATAAATAGGAAAGCGGACTTTCAACACTTCTCTTTTCTGTGTCTAGAACATGAGTATAAATCATTGTTGTACGAACTGATTTATGCCTTAACAGCTCTTGCACCGTTCTAATATCATTCCCGTGTTGTAACATATGCGTGGCAAAACTATGTCTTAATGTGTGACAACTTCCGAACTTTAATATCCCGGCTTTTTTCATCGCACATTTAATCATTACATTCTCCGTAAAATTTCCAAATAACTAAAAACTCAAGCGGACAGATAACAAGCATTTTCTCTAACTTCTCCAGAGCCAACGAATAATTTCGATGGATGTGTTTCTGATATGAAATCATTATCTGCCGCTTAATTTCCATGCTGTTATAATTATTGGCGGTTAGTATGGTCGCATCAAATTATATCCTTTTACAAACTTAAATTGTCTGTAAAATTTTACTGCTCGCTCGCTAAACGCCTTATTGTGTTCCTCTCTATTTCTTACAATAAATGATCGGCTCTTAATAATTACTTGCTTCTCATTTGTGTATACGTTGGTCGGCTGATGGCTCATAAAAAAGTTTTTTATAGTCCACCTGTAATCACCGGTTTTCCAATTCGCAATTTTCCCTTTTATTAATACTACATTCGCAAATACTCTATGCGGGTAGTTGTTAAAATCACTTCTATCTTCTTTCATTTCCATCAGCTCCCACCGCCAAAATTATAACTACGGCTTCAAATCATAGAATTGCAAAGCAATTCGGATTTGAAGTTTGGTAGTCTTGTTAATATTTCTGTTAATTATAAATTTCATTTTTATGTCGCAATCGGTTTAAGCCGATAGCCGTTATAAAGTAATTTTGGCAAATATTCTTCTATTGTTTTATTCAATTCTTTCCACTTCCTTAAAGCTCTTCTTCTTTTCCGTCCGGGGGGATATTCTGCTCAATCAATTCAAGCTTTTTCCGGTATCCGGTTTTGAGTATTTTTTCTTTGCCGTCATTGCTGGGCTTAAACACCTCATCTCTGCCCGTTACAATGCAAAACTCTGTAAACTCCTCAGCCAAATTCTCTGCCTCCATTATCTTCTCGCTGCGGCTTTCCCGCTGCACCGGTATTACATCGGGTGAAGCAATAATTACATCCGCCCCATATCGTGCTCTTATTTCATCTTTCTTGGCTTCTGTAACGAGGCTTTGTTCATCTTCATTTATCTTATATTTAAATTTGACTTCTGGATTTTCGGGCATTTCTTGTTCGTCAATCACAAACTCACCGTTAATGAATTCCGCTGTAACGTTCACCATCGGCCGGACTGTCTTAAACTTTATTTTCTCTGAAGATACTTTTACCCCTCCATCCGTCTGATCAAATTTACTGATAATAAAATATTTCTGCTCCGTTTCGCCGAAATTGCAGTTGTACAATGGGCCTGTGTAAAACATATCCGGCGCAAACTCTTGCCAGTTATGTATATGCCCGAATGCGTAAACATCCGCTTTGGCTTTTCGTAGAGATAAAGGAGAAATAATAATATCCTGCCCTGGTAACGGCTGCCCTGTACTTAACCGGCTGCCTCTTACGTTTCCGTGGAAGGAAAAAGCTTTCGGGCATTTAAACTTTTCGTTGGTTATCCCGAACATATCCATTAACCCGTCAAATACTTCTCCAAACTCTTTGTTATTGTCATCAATGCTCATATTCCTTACTATCATCGCTTTTGTGGGATAAGGCATAAGGTTTACAATAAATTCCGGTCCCCCGATAATTTCATCCTCATCTCTTAAAACATCAACCCCTATTATTTTACCATTATCCGGGTAAAGGGCAAGTGCAATCGGGTATTCGTAAGCAAAGATATTTTCCCCTAATCTTGCAAGAAGACTAATGCTTTGAGGGTAATCGTGGTTATTATTGCCTTTATTTATAATAACTGCTTTTACGTGTTTGGCTAATTCTTGCAAGTATTCGAAGCCATACTCAACTCCGCTGTTTTCACCAAAGTTTTGTCTTGTTTCCCAAAAATCTCCGCCATGAACTATATAATCGACCTGATTATTTTTTACATAATCCACCATTTGATCAAGCGATTCACAAGCTTTCCTCTTTCTTTTCGGGTCTTTATCCAAATGCCAATCACTAGTAAACAAAGTTATAATTTGGTTTTTCATTTTATCCCTTTGTCCCTTTATTCTCTGTTATTTTTGTTTCCCCTAATACGGTCTCTCCATTTTCATTTTTAGATATAATCGTTTCGGCTTTTTTATCCCCACCAATACCTTGATCAATATGTGCAAGAACTCCTGGGACTAATTTTATTAAATCAGATTCTGTCCGTAGACAAACAATAAAAACCTTTTTGCCCGTAGCGTTAAGAATAGTATTTTTTAATTTTTCCCCCATAAGAGATGATTCGCCTTTCAAAAGAAGAACGTCCCCATCTGATATTTCTAATTTCTTAACATCTTCGAAATCCTTCTCTTCAATTGCTTTTAATGCCTCAATAAAAATTGTTTGCTCCTCGGTAGTTTTTAGACTTATTGAGGCATTAATTCCCAAAGATTTTAGAGCGTTATTGAATGTATCTTCACGATATTTCCAAAACGCATCCAGACTCATATCATTGCTTGTCTTTTCCATTTTACACCTTTTCTTTATTTAAACATTTCCAATTGCTGTTTATCTTTTTTTGCTTTTTTCGCTCTAACCTTTTTGCCGTTCACTTTGCCTTCGCATACCGGACCAATTCCCTTTTCTACGCTTTTAGGATTCTTTAATGTTCTATTACATACCGCACATTTCATCTTGCTATCCGCCTCCAAAGATTAACAAACGGCTGCTTTATGTAATACATGGCAAATTCAAACCAATTTAATTTTTTAATTCTAATGGTGTGGTCATCAATGACTTTGACTGTTTTCAACAAACCATAGAGACTACATTCCACAATATCTCCTTTAGCAAAAAGATTGCGGTGAAAAGTCGATATTGTTATCAATTGGTCCTTAAACATTTTCCTAATTCCTAATTCCTAATTATTGAAGTCTGGCAGTTTCCAAAGCATTTCAATAAACTCAATTTGCTTATCTACCTTGTAAGTATCGATGGGTGATTTCCCTTGTCGCTGGTAGTTCTTCTTCTCTAGTAAATTATTAAGAATTTTTGTTCTTTCTTCCTGCGGCGAATCAACAAACTGAGATGCGTAAAATTTCGCCCTTTCACCCTTATCAATCATCCCCGGAGGGAAATTCTTTTCATCCGGGTCTTCCGGTTTATCCCCCGTTCCATTAGGCTTTTCTTCAATCACTTTTGCATCTTCTATCTTCGCCGGTTCCGGCTTTTTTCCAACTGCTGGCTTTCTATCTTCTACCGTCGGGGAGCTTCCTCTAAACTCTTCCTTAACGCCTTCTATTTGATCTGGGGCCGCGTACAACATCCCGGCAAGCCCCAACTTTTGCCTGATATATTCTTCTTCTAATTTTGGATATTTAGCTAGCATTTCGCTTGGGTCTTCAATTACGCAAGGCACAAGAAATGGTTTATCCAATTCTGCTGCACTGTACGTTCCACGTAATTTTGGCAAAGCTTTATTTATTGCCCTGTAAATTGCATTGCTTTCTGCAAGCTGGCCCGCTTTAGCCCGGCGTTGGTTTACACTGTTCCAATCCACTTCTCCGGTTTTAAATTTTAACTTCCCGCTGCTATCATATTTATCTTTCTTGGCGGTGAACTTTTGTATATCTTCAGTATAATTATACTCGCCGCTTATCTCCCCCTTTTTTGTTGACCCGTCAATATTTCTGTACGTCCAAAGAACATAATGTTTTACATTAACTATTCTTCCGTCTCCATCGTAAGTTTTTTCCGGGTTCCTTCCGCATGTTATCTGTATCCCTGATGCTACGGCAATTTCATTTAGCTTTGTTAGTTTCAGCGCATAGCCTCCTTCAACCCAATAAGCATCTCTCTCTTTAATAACGCTTATCTTCTCAAAACCAAGTTTAAGTTCCGGCTTTACGAAGTTTAACATTTCCGGTACTAACGGTATCATTACTTTCTCAACTTCGCGTAGAAAAACAGATAAATGACTATTGTCGTTTATTACCGGCAAACTTTTGTTCTCGTTAGGCATTTGCTACCTCCTCTATCGGCATACTCAATTCACTCATTAGATACGCCTCGTTATTTGATTGTGGATGATTTTTTTTCGATTCAATCTCAATCTCCTCCAATCGGATTTTATAAGATTCTAAATCTTCTTCGCTTAAATTTTTGCTGTTGCTGCCATGCAGATAGTCGTGCACTATCTTTCTATCTGCCTCAAGTCTGCGGATAGTTTTTAGCTTTCTCAATGCCTCCGCACGTAATTTTTGGCACTCTAAACAAGACGTACATTCTTTTACGCCCGTTAATTTTGTAAAACCCTCATCGCCGCATATCGGCTTATTGCTGCCATCGTTTATATGAACTTTTTCCATTTTCTTGAACTCCTTTGATTTATACTTTTAACTTGCTACTTGCTGTTCTCTTTTATAAGTCCCCAATGCCATTTTTCGCACTCTCTCCATAAAATCATTATCAACTACCGGGTATTGTGCTTTTACTCCAATCGTCTTGTTAAAAAGTGAAAGCACCTCATAAACATTATACATCGGTCGTTTGCTGCCCGGGTAATAACTCGGTTTAATAAAGTTGGGCACAAACTTTTTCCGGAACGTATCACTTTCTTTTAAGCCCATTATTTGCGCCGCTTCCGCCTCAGATACCGCAACGCGATTTCCGCCTTCCAATACCGTTGGCTTTTTCCTGCGCTTATCTTCCTTAACAACTTCCAACATGCATACATCCTTCTTTCAGATCGTTTAATAAAGCCTCAATTAAAAAAGTCGATTTTATCTTTTCGGAATAAGCTATCAGATCGCCTATCCCCATTTTGTTTCCGCTTTTGTCGCAAGGATTAGACCATGCCCTTAGCGCTTGTTCGCTTACGCATAGCTTTGTTGCCAATTCTTCCCTTACTTCTTGCGCCGGTAAAAATGGATCTCCTTTTTCTGCTCTCCTTACTTGGATGTGCATGTCAATTTCTTCTTTAAGATTTTGACAAAACCTATTGAGAACGTTTTTAGATTTTTCGGTATAGCGCCCCATTTTATTCTCAACAAATATTCTGGTGAAACTTGTTGCCGGAACCCGTCCGTGGGGTCTATCTTCCCTCGCTATAGTAGCAAAGGAAATTCCGTGCGGGATCGTGTCGAAGATCGAAATTAGTCCGCTCATTGCTTTATTCCTTTGATTATTGAACATAGTTATTATACCTTATTACTTGTATAATATCGGTAGTTTACCGATGAATTTATCTAACTCTTCCTTTGTTGAACAATTCATAAAACTATTGAACAACTCATCTTTCTTTAATTTTTTGTGAATGATCTCCCACGTTCTCGCCTCGTGGAATTTGTAACCTAAACCTTCATAGCCCTGCGCGTTTGAGATTTTGTACGTTATCGCAATTGGTCCTTTTCCTGCTAATGCGTTGCTGTATGGAATCGATTTCCCTATCTGCAATATTCCCGCGTACTGTAATAACCGCGTCATCTTGTTAGCAATAGGAGGAATATTTCTGTTGCCTAACATTCGCATTGTCAAATACTTTTCGTCCGCGCTCCGTGCATGAATAAAAAACACCTTTTCACTCTGCGCGTCCAAATTATTTTTAAGTTTTTCAATTTCATTGTGCTGTGTATTGATAGTTTCAGCGGTCTTTGCCTTAAATTCCTCAACATCGGCTACCGTCCGCTTCATCAGTTCGCCCTGCAAACTAAAAGCTAAATCTTTTAGCACATTCGTAGGAATTTTAGTAACATCTAACACTGGCATTAGTGAAGTATTTCCGCTATTCATAACTACTCATCTTCCGCTATTTGAAATTTTTGTCTCATCGCATAACTCCAATCACTTACTACCCGGAGGATATGCTTAACTTCTTCCTTAACTATTTGGCTTGGGCTTTCCGGCAAATACATTAGCGTTGGTATCTGTAACATCTCGTCACCGATATATTTTTTTGCCCGGTCTATCCAGCTGAAAATTTTCCCCATCTCCTTATACTCTTGGATGGCTTTACTTTCACGTTCTTTCAGTTTTTCAATGCTATTTTGAAGAGTTTTCAGTTCATCTTTCTGCGCTTTTACCTCCTGCAAATCTTCTAATTCCGTTTCCGCCTTTTTTAAGTCGCGTCTCAACTTTAGAATTTCATCATTCTTTTCTTCAAGTGATTTCGCTGCTTCTTTTCCCCCTTTTTTACTCATCAAGTTCTGGATCATTGTATCTTTGCTCGAGAGCAATTCTTCCTTCTCCGCCAATTTTGCTTTGAGTTGTATATATGCGCCATTTATACTTAACTGATTCTCGTCCAGCGCCTTTATCGTTTCCGGATCGGCTTCTTCCATTATCTTTTTAGCTTTACGATATGTTTCTTTTCCACCTAATCCAACGGCTACGGCAACTTTCAAATTAGTTTCTCCCTTTTCTGTACCCTCCGCCAATGTTGGCGTAGGGTCGTCAGCCGTCTTTTTACCGGCTAAAATTCTTTCAAGTGCCTTTTCCCGTTCAACTATTTCAAGCCTCCTTGCCAAGTCCATTCTTTCAGTAAACGAAAAATTCTTCCGGTTTTCATTTTCACTAATTTCAATCATTAACCGGTGTTCGTAATCTCTTACGGTTAACGTCCTAACTTCAACCTGGTTATATCCAAGCTGCTTCATCGCCTTCATCCTTCTTTCACCGGCAAGTAAAACCAAATCCGGCGTAACTACCGGCGGATTGATCAAACCATTTACCAGAATATCCTCAGCTAATTCCGAAATGTCTCCAAAATCTTTTCTTATTCTATCCTCTCGGATAATGATGTCACCAATATTTACTAGCATATTTTCCCCTTATAAATCGAAAAGAAGTTGTTTTATTCTGCTGCCGAGTATTTCTATTCTTTCTCGTTCTCCCAATAAGTCTGATGGTAATTTGCCTAACAAACTTGATATAGAAAATGACTTTAAAGGAACTAACCTCTTCGCAATTTCACGAGAAGCAGAAGTCCCGTCTTCAATCTCATTTACTATGATCTCAAGTCTATCAATACTAAGCGCTAATAAGTCTTTTGCTTCATTTATTGCTTCAAGTTTATCCTTCGACGCATGAATATTAATTACCGGGACTTGGAGGAGGTCTTCAATTTTGAATGTTTCTGGTATTAACAAACGCTTACCATTCCCTGTGATTGTTCTTTTGATTTTCGTCTTCATAATTCTTCCTTTAGTTTTTAATTGTTAATCTTTATAAGTACGTGTCCGCATCTTGGTTGGTTTCTGTTTATTCCCACTGTTTGGTAATCACGGTGGAATGCGTAAAAATTCTCCGGTCTAATTGCTTTCTCAATCACTCTAACAGCGATTAACGGCTCACCGAGTAGTAAGACAGCCTTCAGCCGTCTTTCCCCCGCTAAGAGCACGTATTGCCCGTTTCTGCTTTCAATTACATGTATAGGGTTGTGTAACCCTTCACTTTTAATATTCTCCGCAAGCGCCGGAACATTACCGTGATCCTTTCTTACTCTTTCAAGAACTAGAACATTACTTGCTACGATGTGCCGGATTGTTCCCATGATGGACTCCTTTTAATTTCTTTTTTTCTCTTGAGAGATAAATTGTTCAAACCGAGGAGAAAATAATTCAGTTTGAATCTTATCAAGAAGAGTAAATTTCATCTTAATACGTTTAATCTGATAGCTTAGAAGATCTTTCTTTTCAAGATTTATTTCTTTATTATAACTTGCCTCAAGTTCTGATTTCTTTTCCAAACTTCTTTTTGTAATGTCGTTCAATCTCTCAAACGCTTTTTCATATTCATTGCTGAATAGTAGTATCAGTAAGTTCTCTAATTCATTCTGTCCCCCCTTTTCCGGGGCAAATGAACATAGAAAAGTTTTTATTTGTCCATACTGTGCTCTAGTTATATTCCAATAAAAAACAACCGATATTCCAAGCCCATTAAAATTCTGGATAGTTTCGCTTCTGTAAGGATATTCTCCAAATTCCGTATATTTTATTTGGACAAAACTCCGGTATGCCTTCAACCCTTTTCTTGTTGAGTATTCCACAATTGATGCTGTGGTTTTTATGTAATAAGTATCAAATTTTTTAATAGCAACAACGTCAAGAAAATTTTTAAAAAGTATCTTTCCCCACTTATTGAAAATCGTATAAAATAGATTTGTTAAATAATATTTCATTCCCGTATCCTTTATTCTAATTTGTTGTTTGGAGATTGTCATTTGTTGTTTTACTCTTGCACCGGTTTCTTCTTGCGAATGGCCAATGCCTAAAACACTTATCCGCGTCCGGTTTCCGATCTATCACATTCTGTTTAATCTTTGCCGTGCATCCCGGTTCGGTGCATTGAACAGTAGAGAAAATTCTAAAATCTTTTTTGCTCATAAAACCTTCTCCATTAAATAATTTACTCCTTGAATTATCCCGGTGATAGCAATGATTGCACAAAACAGCATACAGCAAGCAACCGCAATTCTTTCCGAAGTTGTACTTGGTCCTTTTCTAAATTGGCATTCTTTAGCACAAATCCGGCAATCATAATGCATGGCGGCTTCAAACGATTCGCAAACCTGCTCACTTTCAACCGGCTGGGAGGCTAATCCTAATTCGTAATTCCTAATTTCTAATTCACTTCTCATGCTTTAACCTCATTCAAAAAATATTCATACTTCCCCTTCAAAAGTCCTTCTTCGAAATTTTCCTTAGCTATTTGTTGGTTTGCTTCACGGAGTGCTTGGGTTTCTTTGGTAAGCCTTGCACATTCTTTTCGCTCGGTATCCCTTGATTTCTCTAATCTCTCTATGTCCTTATCAGCTTTAATTAAATAATAGGCACAAGCAGCAAGAATAAATAACATCCCAACGACAACCCCGGTAGCAAATGACGGCCAAAATTCCCTAAATATTTCCATGTTCATTGTTTATCTTCCTTTGAATTTATTATTTATATTTACCATCAATATTCTTTAAGGAGTTCTATATGAAACTTTCTGCACAAGATAGACAACTCGTTCTCGCTTGGTTTATGAAGAATCAAATCAGAAATCAATGCAATCAATGTCTTGGGGGTAAGTACACCCTTGGGGACAGCTTTCTTACCGTTCCGGTCTTTATACCGAAATCTGAGAATGGTGCTACCCCAGAAGCAAATGTCCAAAAGACTGTAGCCTTTATTGTTAGCGTTTGCTCTACCTGCGGGCATACTCGCTTGTTCGCTACTACATGCATGGGTATTGGGTAATATGACCGTTATATTGTCAAGATCAAACCAATCCATTCCCCCTTCATGGTAAATTTTTAATTTTTTACCCTGGAAGAAGATGCTCGAACGTTGCTCGAACGTTAATACTTGGAATTTTTCATGTGTTAGGTTATGTTTCATATAGCTCTTTGAAATTGTTTTGCATAAGCGGCGGCGTTATCCGGTGAACTTTCGTAAGCCTCAACAAACTGTTTAATTCTTGCCATAAGTTTCATGTTCCGCCCGGCAAAAGCCATGTTGATGTTGTTCTTTGAAACGAAAAGCATATCGGCAAGATAAATCTGTACCCCGTCCTTAACGTCTTGCAATAAATTGTAGGCTCTGGCTTTTATCTCTTCCCGCTCCTGCAAGGAAAATATAGTTTGCGGTTTGCGGTAGTCTTTTTTATTTTGTGTCTGTTCTAAATTCATTTTTAACTCTGTTTAATTAATGTTCTATTTTTAAAGGGACTTTTTTTTATGGCTACTTCTAAATGTCCAAAGTGTGATGATACAAGTTTTGAACTTGTAGAAGCCAATATTCGTAACAACGCTAGTCCAAAATACTTTGTTCAATGTTCATCATGTGGAGCAGTTGTTAACACCATTGAATATTTTGCTACCACTGATTTATTTAAATCTTTAGAGAAGAAGATTGATCTGTTGGTCTCTCTTCTTCAGCAATAAGCGCCTGTGGTAAAATCGTGGACTGTGGTTTTATTTCACAATAAATTGTTTCTTCAACTATTTTAACCGATTGCGGCATATTGGGGCTTGTTGCTAAATAAGAATGCTTATTCATAAGCACTTGCAGCCCTAAACTTGCCGCAGTAGTTATTTGCGCATTTAATTGCTCGACTGTTTTTTTGATCTCTGTGCAAATTTCTTGTTTTTGTTTTTTGTCTGTGCTGTTCATTTTGTTTGCCTTGTTTTATTTTCATTTAAGTGCGTTGTAAACTTAATACTATTATGCGTTATTGTCAAGTTAATTTTTACTAAATTGTATATTATTTTATAGGATTATACATAAGTGCTTAATTTACAAGAGTTTATAAAAGAAAAAAAAATTAATAAAGTTGAGCTCTCAAAAGCTATGAAGGTGTCCCGGGCGACTTTAGATATCTGGCTTGATAGTGACAAGCCAGAACATCGAGTTAAAATTGTTGAGGGGATTAATTTTTTAGCCAGAAGTTTAGCTATTATTGATGATCTGCAGCCTATATTTGAGCCCACCTCCCAAAGTTATACTGTCCACGATGAAAGTTTCCAGAAAAAAACTGAGGGGAACGGGATGAATGGGAACTTTATTGGTGAGCCAAAAGAATATAATAACTATAACGGCATCACCAGTTCAACATTAGAAAGGGTTATAAAACCATACGAGGACTTAATCGAAATGCTCAAACTCCAACTCACCGAAAAAGAAAGACGGATAAAACAACTAGAAGAAGAATTAATCAAAAAGAAAAGGCAAACATGAAAACAGTAATTATTTTTATAGTAGTATTTCTTATTGTTGGGTTTGCACAATTAACTGATTACGAAAAAAATGCTCAATCATTCGAAATTGAGAAAGTAAAACTTGGGTGTACGCTTAAAAGTTTTTTAGCAATGTATCCTTCAGCGCGTGAATATAAAAGCCTTAATGCTACTATCGGCGCAAAAAGCTATTCTGTCCCTAACTTAAGATCGGGATTTGTATTTTTTAATAGATGGGAAGATGCTTCTTTTGAATTTTATGAAAACAAATTGTATTCTATGTCGTTTACTTATTACGATGGGAAAGCCGCGGGGATGAAAAATGCTTCATGGGCGTTCGCAAATCTCCTCGCAAGAAGAATGGGTGAATCGAAACATGACCCTAGTTTAAGCCATTTACTTTGGGTCTTTGATAATATTAAAATTCGTTTCGATTTGAAAATTTATAGCAATAAAGACATGATTCTTGTAATTCAAGATGACGCAATAATGGACAAAATCGATGAAGGGAAAAAGAAAACCAAAATATTTAAAGAACAACGTTCAAAGGGAGAAAAGTAATGGCACTTGTAAAATGTTTAGAATGTGACAAAGAACTTAGCACCGATGCTAAAGCCTGTCCTCATTGCGGCGCTCCAAGGTTGTCAAGCGTTGGGAGATCTGCGGTAACGATAGGGCTTACACGTATTTATGGACTTGGATTAATTGCGCTTGGTGTTTGGCTTATGGCAAAAGTTTCAAATGCCGGGCTTTATGTAATAATAATTGGTTTAGTGTTAATGGTATTGAAAATAAATAAAAGAGAATAATTCTCTGAGTCTTTAACACATAAAATATTATAAGAACTAACATTCAAAGGAGTTCAAATGAAGAAACTACGTTTCGGTCCCGCCCCTTTCGGGTATACATGGGATAAGGCAAATAAAGTTATTACTATCAACAACAGTGAAAAAAATACCCTTCTCTTTATTTTTAAGTCACTTGAGGGAGGGAAAAAACCAAAGGAAATAATTAGACTTTTAAATGAGCAACCGGCTAAGTATGTTACTCGTAAAAAGAAACAATGGTCTCTTACATCTATTGGCTATATGCTAAAAGCTGCAAGATTAAAATTCTATGCCGGACTCTATGAAAACGGACACTCCGGCAATTGGGGGCTCATTATTACTCCGGAACAATCAGAAAAATTTATTGAATTGATCGGTGCGGTAAAATCTGTTCCTCGCCCCCGTAAAAATGTATTCCTAATCTCTGATCTCAACATTGCTTATTGCGGTCACTGCAATAGCACGGAAAAGGCCTCCTACGTTAAACGGTTAAAAACAAAGACAACTGATTTTTATTATAACTGCGCGAATAAGGAAATTCATGGTACAACATCATGCCCCAACAGTAAACTTGTCCGGCAAGAGCTTGTAAATAATCTTATCCTGGAGAATGTTACTTCACAGAGAATAAACGTTGCAAAGATAAAACAGTACACCAAGGCTAGAGAAAATGCAATAGTCTTAGCTGGTGGAAAAATTATAAAAGATTTACAAAAAGAGACTACACAATTAATTGAAACAATTAACAGTTCTCTCTCTTTTAGTCCGGATAAAATTAAAAAGCTAAACTTTTTACTTTCTGAAGTAGAGAGTCAATTCAGAATAAAAACAGAAAAGTTTGATTTTAACAAATTCAAGTTCGGTAGATTTGAAGGAATGACGGTCCAAGCGCAACGTGTAGTATTAAAAAATCTGATCCGGACCGTCCATGTTTTTCGTGATCATCTAATAATTAATTATTATTTCGCTGTTACTCCAAACGGTAATACACAAGTTAGTTTGAATTATGAGCAAAAGTAAACTCCGGTTTGATAAAAAGGGGTCTCCCTATATTTATATTCGATATATCGAGGATGGGAAACGGATAGAAAAATCTACCGGAATTCTCAAAGAGGATAAACACCTGGCAAGTCAGTTTCAAACTATTTTCGATTATGAACGGATGCAGAAAACCGCAAATCCTCAGCTGCCCTCATCAAACGTTCCCCTCCAATCTGCATTCAATCATTACCTAAGAAACAATAAACAGAAAAACAGTAAAACTATTTATGAGTATAATAATTTCTTCTCCAAGCTCATTAAAGCTTTTCCTCCGGATTCCGATTGTTCGATACTTACAAAATACTCCGTAGAAGATTTTCTCAATGAAGTTAAAGAATGGAAGTACGCGCATAACACAAAAGCGAACATCTGCAAGAACATGAAGAGGTTCCTAAACTTCCTATTCGAGTACGGTTATATCCCCAATGCTTTTAGGTTGAACAAAGATGTTATCACTTCCCCGAAGATCTCCAAAATAATTGTTTTTTCAACTGAAGATATTGCTAAAATATTTGCAGCTCTCCAAAAGAAAAACACGAATTTTCAAACTATGATGTATATGCTCTTCTATACCGGTTTACGCCCTACTGATATTTATAAAATTGAAGTAAAAGAGATTGACCTTGTTAAGGGGATATTTCTTTACTATTCCCAAAAAGGTAAGATTGAGAAGATCCGGCCCATTCATTCCAAGCTTCTTCCAATTCTAGCAAAAAGAATTGTAGAAGTAAAACATGGAAGAATAATAAACTATTCCAGTACGGATGAAATGGGAACGGCATTTAGAAGATTTTTAGCGGGGAAAGATGTTAAACTCACTGGCAAGGGCTATACGCTTCGTACTCCTAGAAAAACATTTGAAACTATTGCATTCGAACAATCTGCCCGGGTGGAAAGCATTGCGGAATTAGTAGGCCATTCAGCGGAAACCGCTGCGAAACACTACCGGAGAATTAGTACAGATGAGATGCGAAAAGACTTAGAAAAGGTTACATTTCAAATAGAAGCGGGGCAATAATGGGGCAAACGAGAAAGATGGATTTGATTGTGAGAGCTTTTAATTGTCTATTTTATAATAACTTATCCTTTGTGGGCTCTATAGGATTCGAACCTATGACCTTCTGCACGTCAAGAAAATTCGTATCTTTTAAGCCTCACAAAAATATCGAAAATTACGTTTTATTCCAAATTTCTAAACGTTAACACATAAGTATAAATATATAGTAACTCTTATTCCCTCTCCCGTTTCTCCGTTCGGGGGCAAAATGGGGCAATCATGTCCCAAGTAAATAACCAGCCCCGAAAGAACCAAGTATTATTATCCACTTAATCACCTTACTCCAAAATGATGGGGTTAAGTTTTTAACCTCATCCATTAGAAGAGATATCGAATTATCTTTAACAAAAATTACTGAATCTCTATCATCTGCAACCCTTTTCAGCATCCCTATCTTTTCTTCAATGCCCGGCACCTTAATAGTGTTAAGAAAATTCAAATCAATATACTTTCCCGTAGCAAATTTCGCCTCATCTTTGCTTATGGTAATACTATTACTGTCGATTGCCTTCATCCCGCTTTCTCCGGGCCGGTACTTTTCATAATTAGCAATTACACTATCAACATTGGATGTGTTTTGTATCTCTTCCTTCGCTTCCTCTTTCTTTTTCCCTTCAGCGTAAATATAATGGTCTATCGTTATAATGCTATCTTTTCTAGCCCTGGTAAGTGAATCATATTTTGCTGAAATTTTTGCATTCTCTTTAAGTTGAGCCTCAATTTTAGAATCCTGATCGTCAAGTAAGGAAAGGTTGTCAAAATACAAATACCCCAACACTCCCATTACAACAAACAAACAAATTAATATTACATTTTTCATAAATCACCTTTAAAAATTTTCTACTGAAATGACGATGTCTTTTTTCAAATAAGCATTGCCAACTACTGATGTATCCTCCAAAGAAACTAAGATTTCATAAACATTCCCATCTGTTAAATCACTTACCCCGGCTACAACATTTTTAAGCGAATTAGCTAACCCTGCCGGCACACTATACGCGACTGAAACTTCAGTTAGCGCCCCAACCTTTAAATACATCGTTGCCATTACTCCCTCTGTCCCCCCTCCTAAATTCCCGAGTATCCGTAAATTTAAATTCCCGACTTTATGTCGATAAAATGTTCTTAATTTTAACCCCTTGCCAGTTGACTGTGACCATATCCCAATAGTTGCCGCCGTTGCATTGTCCGCCGTTGCAGCTTCAGAGTAACCATTATAAACATCATAAGACTTTACTTTCCCGTTCAATTGTGTTTGTATGCTGCTCGTTGTATCTAAATAACTGAGAGCAACATTGCTAACCGATGATGTAGTAACATATCCGCTTGCATCAGAAATTAAAACTTTGTTAGCCGTTACTGCGGGTAAATCTGCAAGAGCTAATAACCTTGGGGTAAAACTTGTCCCGTCTCCTATTAATACTTTTTTAGCCGTTGGGCCAATATTATTTACTAAAGTTATTTGTCCTGATGAATTTACAAGAAACTTTGTAGCCCCGACAGCTAACTCATTCGCAACATGCAAATCACCATTTATTTGAACCGATGAATTTATCTCGATAGTTTCAAAATAAGTGACCGCTCCATCTCCACCGGTGGTTATTTTTATTAATATAGTTCCGCTTGCAGGGTTCACCATTTTTATCCCTCGTTCATAATACCCCGGATATTCAAGATCCCATGTTTTGATTGTTATTGGAGAACCATTATAGTAAAAAGTATAAAACCTAAGAGAATTATCAGAACTATATAAGCCTATTTTATTGCTGGATTCTCCGGTTTCAATTATAGAACTTATTAAGGATGAACCAATTATTTTAGTCCCCTTTATTATCCCATTCAGCACTTTCAAACCTAAAGAATAAAGCAGTCCAAGGGCAGAACCTATCGTGATAGTATCACCAACCGCTAATGGAACAGCACCTCCTAACAATGCCGTTGTAACGCATCCTGTTAATTTGGAGATTTCATCATCTTTCCCTGTATAGGTAAAAGCTTGTAAACCGGTTGCCGTCTCCGCATTGGCTGTCCCACTTGGAGGGAAGTTTGAAGTGTCATTTAAAAATACTGTTACAGTCCCTGTAGTAGGTATTGTAACTGCGGCTGTCACTTCAGAAGAAACTGCGGTTTCAAATCTTCCCCCCGTAGCTATTTGTATTGGCGCTGCAACATTGCCGCTGGCCGATAATTTTTGGGTTTTGTTTTGCAAGTCAACAACAGTATTATCAACTTTAAACATCCCTATAAAACCGTCTGTTGTTGACAAGCTACACCTCTAACAAAAAATTAAATTCTTTTTTCAATTTGAAAATGCTTCCTTGAATTTCTACTGTTTTTACCAGCAAGCTTTTATACTTGTCACTTGGCTCTTTTTCATTCTCGTCCAAATGGAAAGCTTTGATCTCGGAATACTCAGCATCCAAGTTTTCCACTAATCTCTTTAACTTTCTCTTGTAGAAATTATTTAGATGGATTTTGTTTTCCTCTTCATCTTCTAACTTTATATCCTTTATAAATCCCTTTACATTAGTTATTAAAATAGCCTTCTCCTCATCAAATTTCTTTGAGAGAATAACTGAATTCTCTTCTAAGCCAATTTCTTTTCTGAATAACTTTGCTTGGTGTTCGTTACGGAACAAAACAATATATTCTGTATCATTTAACGCAACCGAATAATATTTTCCTTCACTGTTCTGTTGTATGAAAAATAACGGAACGCTTTTATAAAACTTAGTATAAAACACATAATTTAAATTAGCCATTGTATTTCTCCTTAACCTTATTAATATGTTACATATGCAATATTGGGTAATGCTGCGGTTGTGGATGTACCACCAATTACAGTAGTATCTCCGGACAACCACAATTTACAAGCTACACAAAAACATATCTTTTTATTCTTAGGGCAATCTATATCAATAAAATTGTTCGCCGTTTCGGCTACTGCATACCAGGTCCCGGTAGTTTCAGAACTCCACGGATATGTGGTCGAAGGGATACCGGTAGCAGCTATGAACATAAATACAATATATTTGTCAAACTTTCTCCAGGCTTCAATCGGTACATTGGCAGTTGTCCCATTTGCCATAGGATGTGCAGTTTTAGCTATCTCCCTCTTCATGTCTTTCCATGCAAGCTTCATTATGCCGGAATTTGGAATGTTCGCCGGTGTTGTAAAAGAAAGAATCCCTTCGGTGTTAGAAGCGTTAACTGCCCGCAAGTCTAATACCATCGGAAATTCTGCAAGATCCGGATGCCCATCAAAAGTAACATCATCAATTTCCAACCAACCAGCTCCTGCCGTAGGAGCAACTCCAATAACTTTTCCTGTTGCTAAATCTACAGCTTTTTCTCCGTCGGTGTTAATGAAGTAAACTCTGAAATCACTATTTAACCCTTCTTCCACATACTGTATCCCCCCGATTTTAAATGTTCCGCCTTGATCTGCGCCGGACCAACTAACCGGAAATGTCGATACTATAGTCACCTCATCAGGCTGCCATGTGCCCGTACTGAGTTGATATTCAATGCACACGCCGGTTATTGCTCCCTCCACAATGTCCACATTACCTATATCAATTTTAGCCCTAGGGAATGCTCTTGATCCTATGAGTTCCACAATCTCAGTTACTACAATTGTAGCGGCACTAATGTCTGTAATTTTTGGTACAGTTACTCCTGGTTCAGGTACCCTAAACATCCCTATAAAACCGTCTGTTGTTGACATCTCTTTCTCCTAATAACTTAGTATATTCTTATTGATTCCACTTTCTTTAACATCTCTTAGCCTAAATCCAACCCAAAACCCGCACCATTTACCAACGGGGCATCTTATCTCTGCCGAGTTCGAACTAAACTCTCCGCAGAAATACCATAAATCTCCATTCCCGGGATAAAGATTTGCCGGCAACGTATTACTCTCGCTCACAAACAGATAAACAACATAAGAAGTTATTAGCCGTGTTTGATTATATGTTAACATTTTTACGCTATCATCAAATCCGCTTCTAACTTCTCTTGCCGCATCGAAATACGTTTTTGATTGATTTCTAAACTCTAGCCAATCGATTTTAGCAAATATACTTTCTGCATCTGCTCCCTCAACCCCATTAATCAACCTTGCATTATAAACACCGAAATATTCCGTTAGATCTTCCAAACCATCAAACCCAACGTTATCCAAGTCTATCTTTGCTGGTTTCCCCTCTGCATCCGGGCTATAGAGTAAATTTCTGCCTATAAACTGCACCCTGAAATCATAATAACACGGTTTATCATAAAGTTTTATCTCATTCTTAAATGTGTACTCAGTAACTCCATCAATTGCTTGAACTTTGAAACTCCTGAACAATCTCAGTTTTTCAACTCTCTGCTCTTCGGTCAATCCTTCGGTATGCTCCATACAGAAAACTATCAACAAGGCTATTTCCCCACTCTTTATGTCAATATTGCTCAGATCAATTTTAACAGTTGTCATTTCATTTTTATTTACGTCGACTGTCTTATCTTGTGCCGTTGTGCTTTCACTTATTACAACCGTTGGAAGCTGGTTAAAAACTAATGTTGTCTCCTTCGGGTCACCGATTTGAATTATCTCCCAATCTCCCAATGGTGTCCACTTTTGTTTCGTGTCACTTCCGTAAAACTGTACCTGGTAATTACCGAAAACAAAACCGGAGATATTGAACACAAACTCGTAATAACCTAACTTGTTTGTTGTAGTTCTTGCTGCTTCTAAGCCCGTAACCTCGCTAAACAAAATAACCAAACAAGCAATATTTGGTGAACCGTTGCCATAACGCTTTGTACCAAATATTTTAACTGTATCCGCTATATTAAATTGTGTGATCATAATTTATAATTTTCTCTATTGTACAACCGTTGGTCCATCCATACGGGTAAAAACGGGTCTTGCAAAAACCGTAATTTGCCCGGAAAAACATCCCTTGTTTAAGGCTCCGCTAGTTGCCGGATCAAAAAAATCTATCGCTAAATTACGATCTCCGAACACTCCTAACAGCAGCACATCGCAATCCATAGTAAACGGTGTATCCCCGGTTGTAATTACGATTGAATCATAACTCGCTTTATTTGCAATTTGATAAATTCTTAGCGTTAGATTTTCGCCTCTTTTCACGTCGCAATCAATATCTACACGGACAATCTCATAATCGATTGTAGCCTTGTTGCTTTGGAATGCTAATCTTCCCCTTTCACTTACTCCAATTGTAAACGCTCCGTCCGCCGGTGTAAAGCTTGCACCAGCCAAATTACTTAGTTCAATAGATAAACTGCTAAGAACGCTTGATATAATAAAATCATGCCCGGCGCTGTCTGTTAATATACAGCCTTCTAATTCCGGCAAACTTGTTACTGATTGCGTACCGGATGCCGGGGTAACCACGGTTGATAATGTACCAATACCAAGCGAATTGTTCCAACTCAGTGAACCGCTAAAGGTTCTGTGATTAATATAGACACTTGTAATAACTTGATCTCCTGGCAAATTTCCGGCACTTCCCGAAACCACACTTGTGGTTAATGGCGCTGAAACTTGCTGACCGGCTATTAAAGGTCTTACCGAAATATTATAATTTGCACTTATGGAAGTTGGAATATCTAAATACTTATGCCCTGCATATTTACTGTTATAAATTGTTCTATGCTCTTGTTCAACATCGGTAAAACTCGCACCGCTGTTCTTTGTAGTGTAAACAATCTCAAATTGCTCTGCTTCGCTCCAACCCGAAATATCTACCCTAAAACCATTTCTTGTTGCTACAGAACCAACCGCTCCCGCAGTTGGAATGTCCGGATGCTTTACTAAAAATGGTTTCGCATAAGATTGACTAGCGGAATATTTAGTGAAAGTACCCGCGCTCATTTCAACGAAATTATTAAATTTCCCTTTCGCACCGGCTCTTGCTTTCACAAGATATTTGGTCCCGATTTCAAGGTCTAGGGTAATGTTTTGTGCTCTTCCCGAAGTAAATTTTATATTCTTTTCGACTGCTCCGGCGTAGTCATAAACCGAATTAAGCTGCGGAACCACTACAAAATTATATTCATCCGCTCCATTGTAAATTATTACCGGGTTTTCGGATGTAACCACTACTCCGATTCCGTCCCAATCTCCTCCCCCTTCTTCCTTAACGGTTAAAACAGTTGATCCGCCTACCGTTGCTAAGTTGGATTCAATAAGAAGTTTTTTCGACAAGAGAGGGATATAAATAAAATAATTTTCCAATTCATTTAGCGTAAAAGTTTTATTGGTAATGGTAAAAGTGTTTACCGCTCCGGTTCCAACTACATCATCATATCCCCACTTGAAAAATATCCTAAGTTTATTGGCAGAATAAGAAAAGGCTTCATCGCTAATCTTATCTCTAATATTATCAGCAGTTTCAACATATGTTAGTTTAATCCCTGTAATATCGGTTATTCTTAAATTCACAATAGGCTGTGGGATATCCTCTTCCAACTCAACATATCTCCCCCCAACCTGGAATGTGCTTGCCGGTGTTCCTAAAATTGTTGGAGTATTTAGAAACAACTTGAATATATTCACCGATCTTGCGTCTGTAACGCTTTCAATCTCTGTTCCTCCTATCACAATATCGGCAAGTTTATATTCTATTGCCGTTGGTGCGCCGGTTGTTAATCTAAAAGCAAGTGTGTCATATTCATAAATTATGCTGTCCGCTACTCCCGGGTCTGGAATAATCCACCCTCCCACTTTGAACTGTGCATCCATAACCTCTGCCCCAACATAAGATTCTTCTAACGTTAGTTGATTATCTGATTGTACCGAAAGAATATTGTAAGCAACATTGCTAATAATAATTTTTCTGTTCACTCCAAATATTTCTGTAAACTTTGTCTGTTCGCCATAAACAATATCACTTTCGTTTGATATGTTTACTATTCCTTCTTCATAATTAGTTGACGCAAAGCTAACCAAAAGTTTATATTCTCCGGCTGAATACGTTGAAACTCCAATGCTAAAGGGAGATGTCAACGCTATCTTGTGAGGATTCCCGTCCGGTCCTTTCACTATGCCTTTCCCTGGGCTAATTTCAAGATACCAATCACTTACTTTTTGTGTCAACCATTCTGCTCCGTAAGTGCTTATATCGGTTTTGCTCACCAATAATCCGTAAGTTTCAACAAGAGCATCTAGCCCATTGTAATGATTGCGATTTATCAATTCTTGGAATCTTAATAACTCGATGCCGTTTAATTTTAAACCGTTTTTTATATTTGTTTTCATTAGTCTACCAAAATTAATTCTGTGTCAATGGGTATTAGTTCTTCAATTTCATTTCTGTAAAAATTAAATATTTCTTTATCCTCCTGCCCCATCATCCCTGCGTCTTCATCCAAAATAGGGCTTGCGGTTTCATCTAATATTTTGGGGATGTATTCGGCAACAATTATTTTATTGCTCCCTACAATTGAATTTGCATTTGAAACAATAGTGCTGCCAACAATTATCCCGCTTTCGTCGAATTTGTAAAACTGTATATCAAGATCAACCGCATTATTAACATTTAACAGTTTACTTACATCATCTATAATTCCATCTTCAGTACCGCGTTTTAGATTAATCGGAAATCTATTTGCTAAATCAGTTTTAAGACTTGCTTCGCTTCGTTTTGTGTTAATAATTCCACTTTCTTCACAATTCTTTATCAACCCTTTCCCGGTCCAATCTGCGTTTGGCAAACCTTCAATTTCTGTTAAGACATAACTAACCGATGTTGCAATAGACACATACAACCCTGTCAATATTTCGTTTATCTTCACAAACGTTGGAGTAAACTTTATGACTTTATCTTTTAGTCGTTCTATTGTCATTGTGCCAATATCAGTTTTTGGTTTAAGTCTTTTATTGTAACCAAAGCAGTGGTTGTATCGGTAATTTTAAAATAAGTGAATCTTGGCACTTCAATTTCCGTGCATAAAATATCTGCTTGATAATTATTTACAAGTAATGATCTTAAATCCAATTTCTTTATTCCGGTTGTATCTAAAATAATGTTTAGAATATCGTTGTAAATGATTGTCGCTGCAAAATCCACTTTCGATTCAATGTAATTTGCTATCCCGGAAGCGGCTAAACTAAATGCCGTGTCTTGGCTTGTTGTCCCATCTCCCTCATAATCAAATACAACGCTGATTGATTTTATAGATACGTTCAAACATTTTACATTACTGCAGGCGCGTTGATTATCATAAACACTTGCTGCAATCGCAAGCAATTCTGTATTTGTATATTGCGCAAATGAGTTTTTAAGTAAATATAATTTTACTCCCATATTCACCGGATCTGATTTTACCAAAACTTTATTAATGCTGCTTTCCGCCGTTTTTGCCAAAGCCGAATAAAAACCCTTCGTGCCTTGATTAAGCACTTTTATATAATTTTTTATTCTTTCTCTAAATACTTCATCGCTTTCAGCATCTTCTCCCCCAACTGAAGGGACTAAATTTGTTACTGTAACTCCGGATATTGGTACAACTAATTGAGTTAATTCATTTACACCAACTTTTGTGTTTTTGCCGGTGTTGCTGCTCTCGGCAAGAACTGCATTCCCGATACTATTTGAAATTACATCTCCAACCAACAAATTACTTTTCCCAAGAATAATTTCTTCTGTAGTAACAACTTGTTCACCGCTTATAATGCTTTTTACGGCGGTGCCGGAGACAATAACGGTGCCCGTTGGTCCGTTAAATAATAGAATATTACTACTCTTTGATGCACCGTTTATAGTTAATCCCAACTTTGCCCCCAAAGCAACAAGATCACTTCCTTGGGAAGTATCAAGAAACATTTTCCGCTTTTGTTGGAACAAATCGTTCCACAACTCAAATAAAACATTCTTTACAGCGGATAATATTCCCCGCGCAACCGATTCTAGTCCTAAGAAAGTTACCTTACTTTGCCCTGCAATAAAATCAGCACTTAAATCTTTTAAGATCTCATTTGGGGTTTTCATTAAATCAATCCATTTGCAACTTTAAGTAAATTAACTCCCGTTTTGCAGCTATCAACATATTGTTGATAAGTAACTCGCTCAGGATCGGTTTTTGTGAGTTTTAACATCTTAATCTCTTTTGGTAAAGAATATTTTTCCGCTATTTTCTTTTCGATAATTGCGTTCAGATCATTCATCATCCGACAGTTATCAAGTATCGGTTTTGCCTCTGCAAAGGTTATTTCAACCGCTTCAATTTCTGCTGGTTGCTGGACCGATAAACCATCAACATCAACGCTTTCTACTCCCAAATATTCAAATCCGTCTATTTCATCGTAATGGATGACCTTATCATCTTGGTTTGTGCTGCCAAAACTTAGCGTTGTAAATTCTGTAACTACTTTTTTAGCTTTGAAATATCGCATGATATTCTCCTTTTTTCTTGTTTTTAATCAACCCTTCTGTTCATCGTCTCCAAGTTCTTTCTTTATCCATGCTCCTATCATCTTGCCAACTTCGTCTATGTGTGTTTGAGATACCCTATGCTTTTGCAGATCTATGTATTTTAGTTCTGCCGCAAGATTTACAAATTGCCTTAGCAATTCGTGTTTTATGTTCAAATCAGAAAACGTGGTTTTCTTATGAAACTTTTTGTTGATTGTTATGGCGGATTCAAATATGTCATATCCGGTCTCCCTTATTTTATTTGCTAATAAATATTTTTCATGTTTCGGAAATTGCTTCAGCATGATGTTGTTGTAAACAATCATGTCTCTAATCTTTTTTACTATTAAATGATATTCTGCCATTTCCTTGGTTCTTCTTAATTATCGCTCACTACCGTTCGCTAAAGCATCTAAACATAAAGGCACGCACGGCCCGAAACATAACCAGCCGAATAAGCTCGATAGTAACTCAAAGCGACAATCCACACTCCGGCAATCGTTGAATCATCCCAATAGCCGCCGAGAATCGGGCACAGTTCGTCTCTTAAATATTGGTAAAAATAATCCAAACCAAATAAATTAGACCCGCCCGTGCTCATACCGCTTACGTCTGGCAAACCTAATGCGCCTAACTTGTAACTGTTATTTGTACGAGATGTATTAAATGGCAAAACTTGGTTTGTACTATTACCGAATCTTTGATCAAAACCTCCGCCATTTGCAAAATTAGGAACGATCTCTTCCATTAATGCAGCAACACCAGTTGCCCCAAAATGGTCTGTTGCTCCGGCATTTGATCCCGTTACATTTTTTATCGCTACACTTTCTTTAAGTGCATAGAATTTCCCTTTCGTAACCGTCCCGGCACTTGTCCATGCAACAAAACCTCCGGATACTACTGTAAATTTATCGGCTGCTGTTACCGTTACTTTCCAAACTTTACTGTTCAATATTGTTGTCCCACCAACACTTGTTAGCATAACCCAATTATTTGTAGTTAATCCATGCGCTGCATCCGTAGTAACTTCTATCGCTGTCCCGCCAACATCTGCTGTTCCGCTAACATTTAGTGTTGATACAATTGCCGTCAACCCTTGCGCTATTTGGTATTGATCTCCCTGCAAGTCCGCAACGCCGCAATTTTGCCCGTTGTGGGTTGTTTTAGCAAAAAGAGTTCCGCTTCCATTTTTACGCGCTTCGTTACGTGCCGCCCAATATCCATCATCGCACACGGCAAATGTGCAAGTTGCATCATCAATATCAGCGCCGTAGTTGTTATGGCCTTTCGGGTAATTTTTGTTAGTTAAATACCAAGCGCAATTTGTTGTGCTGGTTGCCGCTTGCCCATGCGCAAGGCTTAGTAATGCAATTGCAGAATGAATGAACATTGACCAAACAGCAAAGTTAGCGCCTCTACTCTTTGCAGCTGCCCACGCGCCACCGTAATTTTCAGCCGGGGTTTGGGAATTGGAAATGCAATCAGCGAAAGAACCTGCATACAAATTGCTCGCATCTCTATTCGCCTCACTTGAACTTGTTATTGGATTACCGTTCTTGATAGACGAGGCTATGCCCGCGCTACCATTAACAAAAGCAGTTAAGCTCCATTTATATTTATCAATAAAGAAGCCGTCTTTAATTACTCCGCCATCAATAAAAGCGCGGTGTAAGGCATATCCGGCGGTATTGGCCGCTGTCTCGTCTTGATAGTCATAAACGGAAGCAATAAGTACTTTGTTAATGTTTGTAGAGCCGTCATGCAACACTTTGTAATAAAATTTCGGTACCCAAACCATTATGCTACCATCGCTGTATTGGTAGTTACCATATTGATCGTTACCAATCACATCATAACCGGTAAGAGGAAGCATCCCGGCGGGCAAAGTATTCGGACAAATACCAACACCAAATCCGGCGGTCCCGGCAATCCCTATGTAATTCAAAGTCTTCCCTAAAAAGTTTGCCCGTTTTATTTTTTTCGTAACCCCGGCGTTTACCGTAACCAAAAGATCATCATCCGTTGGGGTTACTAATTCCGGGTATTCACTTATTTTTGACATTTTTTAATCTCCGTTATTATATTTCTACTTTTATATATTAACTATTCAACGTTATTTTATCTCTAATATTTTATTATTAATTGTTTTTACTGCTGCGGTTATTATCATAGCATCCCCGCCCCACTCAATTTCTACGCTTTCAACTTCGCTTATCCTCAAATCATTTTCCAGCTGATCAACTACTTTTAGCATTAACATTCCATTTGCCAAATCCGCTGGTATTATTTCACTTCCCGCTAATTGCCCTATCCCAAAACTTGGCTCCAACGGATAATCTCCGGCCTTTGTATAAATTCTGTTCTGCACTCCCTGGCTAACGGTTTCTTCGTTTGTTAATATTTTCAGATCTCCAATGCCGTCCTCTACAAGTTCATTTGGTAAATCAGTTCCCAAAACATTCATCCCGAGCTGGCTGCCGTAAGTTGCTATTTCATTGTAAATCTTATTTAAACCTTTGCTCGATTCAATTTCAACCGTCAACTGCACCCCGGCTTCCATTTGTCCGCTTAAAATATTATTCTTCTGTAATATCTTTTCTTCGGTAGTGTTGTATTTTTTAGCAATACTCATCAAAGTATCATACCCGGTGACCGTGTGAGTAACTTCAACCAATCTATTAACTTTTCCCTCAAACATTTGAGAGAATTGCTCTTCGCTCACTTTCAAAAACTTGCTTGCGCCCAATAACAACTTTATACGTTGCTGTAACAAATTTAAGTTGAATAGTATCTCACTATAATTTATAGTGTCAAATTCATCTGTTGCGTTTGCTTCAACGCTTCCCATCAAATATGTTACTATCCGCAAAGATGTTTCAAGATCGCTTTTATATTTATTGTAAGTCGTCACTAGAATATCCCCCCGGTTGGCGCCGTAGTAACAAATTTACCCACATCCTTAACTGCGTTTATGATGGTATCCGAAACAAAACTTAACCCCTGCATTGGCAAACTTGCTATTTGTTTAATCGATTCCATTCCCTGGTAAACGTTTTGTATTAACGCGTTGTTATTAACGTAATCCAAGGCATCGGCAATAAGCCCGTCTTCTCCAAAAACCCCATTCAAAGATATTAACAAAGGGTCTTTTGAATTGGTTTTTACAAGCTTTCCTATGATATCAAACTCAAAAGAATATTTTATAAGATCTGAATTCTCTCTTGCATTACCGCGGGTATTCCACGTAGAAACATTTATGTTGCCGAACTTGCCGAACTCAAAGCCGTAAAAGTTCACAACATAAATAAATCGTTCCCCGTCTCCATTTGGTAAACTTGCGGTTTTACTTCGTCTGATAATTTCTTTCTCAAATTGTTTTAATCGGTTATATCCGCTCACCATTCCGCGGTTCGCAACTCCGAATGTTCCGTTAAAACTTATTCGCTCCGGTGTATAGTCATATTTATTAATAAACACTTCGCTGTCCGTTTGCGTCATGGCATCTCTGCCTCTTAACCTAAAATCATATTGCTCGGGGAAAGTTTGAAGATAAAGAGTATTAATGCTCTCGGCGGTGTAGTTCTCGTCTACATAATCATCTATTTTGATCTTTAAAAGTTCAAAAACGATATAAGGCATTTGTGGTATGTTATAGTAGAGTTTCATCGGCAATAATACTTAGGGCAAATACTTTGTTTAATACATCCGTTAAATAATCTTTTTCTCTAAAATCTTAGGCTTGAATTTTAAATTTTTACTCAATTTCTCCGTCTATGGCTGAACCCGCTGTTATTGGGCCTCCAGAAGTCCCTGGGGGAGAGGTCCCTGTGACTTTGCCCGTTGCGAACTTTACTTTCCCGCTTTTTACAAAAGCTTCAAATGCGAGTGATAAATCCCCCGCTATTCCAGCGGCGGCTTTATCTGGATCTTGTTCTTTTTGTTGCTTTTTAAAAGCAGCTTTAATTGCAGTTTCTAAAGTACCTGTTGCTAAACTCATTGCTTCTCCATAAATTTACTAATTCTACTTACTATAGCCGCAAACTTTGTATCGTTAAACGGCGGACTAATAGTTGGTCCACCTGTTGCGGTGCCCTGGCTCATAGCCCTTATCTCGGTTATTAAATCTTTCATAATTTTTGCCACTGTTTCATCTTTCCCTAGTCTTAGGGTAGCTGTTTCAAGTATTACCCCTTCCTTGTTCAACTCAATTTTATTTATAAACTTATCTTCGATAACTGTTTTCTCATTCCCCTTAGTATTATCTAAAAATATTTTACTGATCAATGCCCCGTTCGCGTCAACCTGTTTAAGTAAACATTTTCCATTCAACTCTAACTTAAAATTTCCGTTCTCCTCCCCATCCCCGGTTATTTTTACCCCGACATTTCCGTTTTTGTCCTTTCCCTTCAGATAAAAATAATAATTACCGGCACCGTCATCGTTTATCACCAAATAACGTTTTTTGTTGTTCCTTACTCCAATTCTTTTCCTTATTGCATCAATGTCGTCCGTTCCCATTCGTAGCTGTTTATCTACATGGCTTAATTTGATATTGTAGATTGATGAAATAATTATTATATCGTTCTCATTCCCATTGATGTAACTGTAAAGCAATACATCGCCGCTTTCCTCAATGCTTCCATCCGCTTTTAGTATTTCCGGCTTCGGGAGGATTAAATTTCCGTCCTCTCCGTTAAATTCATTCGTTGAAAAACTAACCTTCAGTAGATCGTGGTAAACTCCGTTCATATCCCGGAAAAAGGTGTTCTTCTGCTTTCGGTCAAACACCAATTTCCCGGTAAAGAAAACTTTTCCCGCCGCAGCTACATTATCTCTCTTTTTCATCAGTCAAACATCCATATTTTCTCAAGAAATTTACTAAGATCATTAGCTGTTCTTTCTCTCTCCTCCGCTGTCTCAAGTGGAGTTGGTGTTGTGGCTTGATTAAGTTTATTAATTTTGTAAATAACTTTTTGTCCGGTTTTCATCGTCTTCTTTTCCAATGCTCTTATATGTTTTTCAATTATGCCCGGCGCTTGTCCGCGCGTTAACCCTAAATTTGTCAACCATTCCGCTCCATACGTCCAGTTATGATTTACGCTCTTGATATAATATTCCACTCCGGTAAATTTCTGTTGCGACGTTCCATCTCCGTTTGAAATATCATCGTAAGGATAATAGTATTCCTTATCCTCGTAAAATAATTTTCTCCCTATCCTATACTCGCTGTTCCCTAATGCGGTTATTCTTCCGCTCTCTAAAATTTCATTACAGATGTTCCAATAAAATACCTTATCCCGCTTTTCGAGTAGCCAATTTATATCTTCGCCCGTTAGCGTTACTTTCTTCCCATCTTCTATTGCCTTTTTCTTTTCATCGGTCATTGCCCTTACATTCATGTTTGTGGAGGTTACGCCAAGTTCCCTAAGCCCATATTTTTGTATGCTCTCTAAATTTAAGATAGGATACATAACGCCAAAAACACCTATTGTCGATTCCGGGTTTGCTATTAAAGCCTGCGTATAAGTGGTATGAATGAAGTTCCGTATGTCAAAATCATTTGTTCCCAACTCTTCCCTGGTTCTATATTTTGAGTTGAATCTTATTGTGTCAACATCCTCCCAATACTGCCAGTTGCTTTCCGGTTTCATGTCCGTGTGCTCGTAAGTATAAGGTTTTGTCCTAATCGTCATTGAATTGTAAACTTCCCCTTTTTCTCCAACTACGGTATCAAAAAACATTTCATAAAAGTAACTATCCAAGAATTTGCGTAGGTACTCATAAACAGTGCCAAAGAAAACAGAAAGGGAGGGATCAAACAACCACTCGGTTTTTAGCATCTTAAAATTAAAAATAGGCACTCCGTCACTATCCTTAGTCTCATTATCAATTATTCCCGCTACGGTGTTCTTTAACGAGCTGTTAATAATATTTGTGCCCGGAGTTTGCTTTAACACATACTTTATCCCGTCAATAGGCAAACCCGCAAACGGAAAATCTTTTAACTGCGCTCCTCTTAGGTATTGAAAAAATTTTATTCTTTCCTCTCCCAATACCTCACCTAAAGTTTTATCCATACTTAACACGGGAGAATTTGGCAAACTATCTTTAACCAACATTTTCGGCAAGAGTAAACTGCAATTAATATTTACCGTTCTCCCAACACTGCTGCTGTCCGCCGTTTTACCTTCGTAAAGATGATCAATCATCCCAAGAAAATCCGGTTTGCTGCTTCTTCCGTCAATCTTAACAGTTATTATGGAACCAACGGCAAGTTTTATTTTCATTAAACTAAAAAACTGCGAATGGCCAATGTTTAACCCCGCCGGTGCAATTGCTGAAGTAAAGGTTATCTTTGCTGTGGCTAATACTCCGTCAAGATCATTGTAGGTACTGATAGAATAAGTGTACCGGCTTGCGTCAAACACTCCGTTCCCATCCATTAAATGCAAGTCTTTACTGCTCTTTACACTTTCTGCGGTTAAATATACAGTAACCTCCGGAATAACCTTTCTTTCTTTTGGCTGCTTCAGTTCTATCATCTTACGCCCTGCTGTCTAAGAAGTTTGACTGTTGGCTATAAACTTCATCGTCATTGCTCTCTACTTTTACCTTAATGTTCCTCTGGTTAAGTGAAGCTAATCTTATCTCATCGCCTAAAGAATCGAACCGGTTAATAAGAACATCAATTGTTCTATTTAGCGTTTCAAGTCCTTCAACTCGTGCAATAAGTTCTTTGTTCGCTTCACTCGTTTGCCGTTGTGGTTCGTTGCGGTATGCTTCGGGTATCTTCATGTCTTCTTCAAAAAGACTTGATCTGTCCGGCTTCCCCGATTTCTTCCATCTTTTTACTTCTTCTCTT